ATATAGAAAACCAGAACAGGCCAGCGTGATTCACCGCCGCCCTAAAGGACGGTGTACCCTCACGACAAAACGATGGCTTTGGACGCCCGCTCGACCGCGTGGACGCTCCACCGGGCGAAGGTCGGCTACGCGGACACGAGCAGGATGCTCACCGCTTGGAAGAAGACAGACGAACACTCCTACCTAAGGGAAGTCTCGTCCGTCCCGTTGCAACAATCGCTACGGCATTTGCAGGCCGCGTTCAAGAGGTTCTTCGACAAGACCGGCTCCTATCCGAGATTCAAAGCGAAACACGAGGGCGGCTCCGCCACCTACACCATCTCCGCGTTCACATGGGATTGGGAGCACAGGGCATTGACGCTGGCTAAAATGCATGACCCACTGCCCGTCCGATGGTCGCGCACCTTGCCGCGAAAAAGCCGACCGTCCAGCGTGACAGTCAGTTTGGACGCGGCCGGACGCTGGCACGTCAGCATACTTGTCGAGGACGAGATTCGACAGCACGCCAAGAACGGGAACATGGTCGGCATCGACATGGGATTGGAATACTTCGCCATCCTCAGCAATGGCGAGAAAATCGACAATCCACGATACTTGAGAAAACACTTGAGGAAACTCGGACTGGCGCAACGAAAACTCGCCCGGAAGAAGAAAGGAAGCAACAACTATCTTAAAGCCCGGTTGAAGGTGGCTAAGGCGTATGCGAAGGTCAAAGACAGTCGCATCGACTTTCTCCACAAGCTCTCGACCAGAATCATCCGTGAAAACCAAACGGTTGTCATCGAGGACTTGGCCGTCAAGAACACGAGCCGACGCTGCAAGCCGAAAACCGACCCGGACAATCCGGGACAGTACCTCCACAACGGACAGAAGGTCAAAAACGGTCTGAACAAAAGCATTCAGGACGCAAGCTGGAGACAATTCCGCACCATGCTCGAATACAAGGCCGAATGGTACGGACGCCAACTCACGGTCATCGACCAATGGTATCCCAGCAGCCAAATCTGCCACACATGCGGCAAAAACACGGGAAAAAAGACCTTGGACGTCAGAACATGGGAATGCCCATACTGCCACACCACGCAAGACCGCGACATCAACGCCGCCGTAAACATACTATCCGCCGGACTGGCGGTTCGAGCCTGCGGGGATTCACGCCTCACCGAAGCGACACTCCGGTGAAAAAACAGGACGCGAAGCACATCAACCCACAGGAAACTCTTCCCCGCAAGGAGAAGAATCCCCCGACTTCAGTCGGGGGAGGAAGTCAACTCCGATTCCAGCTATAACGCCGGTGGAACTGCTCGCGTCTCTTAAAAACTAATCTCTTGCAACCCCTTGTTTGGGAGTTTTTTCTGTTTTTCCGGTTTTTCGCAGAATGATTCTCTGAGGTTGTTTAATGTGTCATTTGAGACCGGGTTTTATGGTCGTTTTCCGCCATGCTTGGTTTCTTCCCCGGTCTCGGTTAGGACTCCTTAGTGGGAGTGTGTTTGCGGTTCCGCCGCCCGTGTGTGGATTTTTGGGCGGCGGAACTTTTCTGTCTTCGTTGCCGGTTTCCCAAAAACGAGAAAAATGTTATACTGGAATTGTTCACGCAAAAAGAAAAAGCCAAAACAAAGGATATGAAAATGAGCTACTTCAACAGCCTCGACTACCAAATCAACCTCATGCTCGACCACGAACAGGACCTGCAAGACGACTACGACAAGCGCCTACAGGAAGTGCGCGACGGCATCGGAGACTACGTGCTCCTCCCCGAAGGCGACCCATGGAAACTGGAGGACTACGAGCAGAACCCTCAACCATCCAACGTGAACGACACCTGCGGCCACGGATTCTACGTCACGGAAGGATTGCAGACCGGAACCATGTACCACCTCAATCCCGACCTCGCGTTGTGGGTGGCATGCGACGACTACGAGGACATCGGCCAGATGGTCAGGGAGGGGAAGCGGCTCACCCAGCCCATCGATGATTCGATGCCGGAACCCGTTCGCGTCTGAGAGTTTTTCCGGCGAGAATGGTGGCTGGAAGTAAAACTATGTTATAGTGGAACCAGTCGCAAAAAAAAGGAAGGGTCCTTCTTTGACCGCCGTAAACGTCAACCAGACCAGCATGGACGAAAACACCCAAAACGACACCCGTCCACGCCCACGCCGCAACCTCGACACAATCGGAGGATTCTTCGACTCCTGCAAGGACGGCACGCCAATCCAACTCTACTTCAACACGCCCGAAGGCGTCCAACGCGTCCCCACCATCTTGGGAGACCCGCCGACCGTAGGACAACTCCGACTCAACAACTACCTACGCCCACTCGCCATACAGGAACGCGAGCGCTATCAGATTGCCGGTACCAGCGATACTGGTTGGGTTATCAGGGTTGATAGTCGTTTTGATTCGGAAGCGTTTCTTGAAGAGTCGGAGCGTTTGGGTCGTTGAATAGTCAGGATGGTATGACCGATAGGGGTGTTTTGTTTTCCAATGGTGACCGTCAGGCTGTGTTGAGGACTATTTTCCGTAGGGGGGTGTTGCCGCAGGGTGTCGTGTACGCTTTGGGAGTGTTTATCGCCGTGTGGCTCCTCGCGTATTCGACTACGCTTAGTGGGGTGTGGCGGGTGGTTTTCTTCGTCCTGTTTGTGTTGAATCTGGTCGTCGGCGTGCGGGGGCTTGTCAAGGTGTATGGCAGTTGGGTCACGCTCCGTGACTGCGCGTATCCGAATATCGACGCGTCCGCTGCTGAGACGTGGGATTTGGCGGTGTGGCTTGCCAATAGTCCACAGTTCGGAGGTACTTCCATTAGGGATATTCGCCAGCGGGAGCTTCGTGAGGCGTTGGAGGAGTATGGTCCATTGTTCCAAGACAATATGCCGGAGGATGTGACCGTCCAGTTGAATCGACTTGAACGGCTCATGCATGAGGTTGATTGGACGGGCCAGTATGTTCACGCCTTGTTGCTGTTCCGCCAGTTGAAGGATTCCCATCTCAAGTATTGGCGTCCGTTGGATGAGGCGTATCGGCAGACCTTGCAGGAGTTGGCGGGTGGCATGCGGTTGGAGGATATGCGTGAGAATGTGCAGCTTTCCCCGCATCGCATGGTCATTCTGGACGGGTTGCAAATCAATTGCGGTTTGCATGGGACCGTCGGTAAGTATACCGTCGGCTATGAGGATGGCGGCGTCTTGTGAGTTATCAGATGCTTCGGGAGGTCAGGGGCGGGCGTATCCACCTGTTCGTTGAGGATTGTTGGATGCTTCGTGATTGGGTGGTCGGGCATATTGGTTTGGATGGGAATGGTTTGGCTCCCGTCCGGCGGCTCGACTTGGCCGAGATGGAGTCGTATTCCGCCGCCGTCATGGAGTGTCCCGATGTTTCCAGTGACGAATACCGTCAGGCGAAGACCATGTATGATGGCGTGGTGCGGACGCTTGGGGAGATGTCTCCGGTGGCACGGCTTGAATATTGGGATTGCCTCAATCCGAATCCCGTTGAGTCTGATTGAGTTTTTCTCGAAAATAGGTAAGAAGTCCGAAAGGAGCAATATTGGACGAACAATCCTCCACCCAACGTTTCCGCGTGCTCATGGCTGGCATCAGCGAGGGTGAGACCAGAATCCTGTACAACGTCGAGAAGGGGCGTCTGACGGCGGACATCCTCAAAAGCAACATCGGCAATCGCCTGTTGGACGCGGGTCTCATCCGTCGTAACGGACAGTCCAATCCGACGCTCACCAAGGATGGCGCCCGTCTGGTGGCGATGCTTTCCCAAGGCGAGGGCGACCGGCCCATCCGCCTGTACGAGCGTAACAGCGAGAACCTGCTTCGGCAGGCCGGACAAGGGACTGCGAACGCCTACAGGAACGGTTTCGAGAACGCGGCGGTGGAACTGTTGAACGACCGTCTCGTCCACCTCGACATCGCGTCCGGACTGTTGACCTTGCTCCCCGCGGGAACGGAACTGTTGTCCAAACTCGGCAAGGCGGCATAACATGCTGGGCTGGCTGACTCAACAGAACGTGCTCGTGACGATTGCCATTGGAGCCATCATCCAACTGCTCATGTTCCTCATCCCCGCCGTCGAGGAACTGGTCGGCGCATGCACTCCATTGGGAGAATTCTGCGAGCAACCGAACATGAGGTGGGCCGTGGTCATCCTGACCATCGTGGCGGTTCTTGCGGTAGTGGTCATCTGATTTTTCTCTTTGACTGTGCAAGAACTCTTGACACTCCCGTGATTTCAATCACGGGAGTGTCAAGAGCGGGACGGCAGGCCGCACAGCATCGACCTGTAGTCCTCCAATACGCCGACCGTCACGTTCAAATCGACGGCCATGAGGAACGCTTCACCCTCGTACACGCGTTCGGATTGGATGTAGTCGAACGGATTGATGAGCAGCATCGCAGTCTCCTTGCGCACATGCATTTCTACCTTGCCGTCATATCCGGTGTGGCGGCATGTGTCCCCGTGGCTCCAATGGAACAATTCGTGCGTCAACGTGCAACGCTTCTGCCGTTCGTTCAACCTCGGGTCGATGACGATTATGCGGGTCTGCTCGTCGTATACGCCGTTGATGTTCTCCGGCAGTTCCTCCTCGAACACGTATGGTGCCGGTCGAGTGAGTCCCACCGTGCGTTTCATATCCTCGTAGCACATGTGCCGGTCGATTGAGACGGTTCGGTCCGCGATTGTCGTATGATTCAGCAATCCTCTTCGCTTTCCGATTCGATTCGCTTGTTCGGGTCGTAGTTGGCGACCAAGGTGATGTCTCCCGTGTTGATGCGCCGCAGGACGTCTTGGAGCTGCTGTTCGGTGATTGAGGCGTTCTGGTAGCTCTTCCGTCCGGCTATCAGTTCCTCCGGTGTCATATCCCATGCGTGGGCGAGCGTTTCCACGTCGGCGGGGAGCCATTCCACGGTTTCGTTGTATCGTGTGGTGACGTAGCTGGGGCTTTTGCCGAGTTGCCGCGCGATGTCGCGGGCGGAGAGTCGTCTGATTCCGGCTTCCGCGAGTATGCGCTGGTTGATGCGGCGGTTGAATTCGCTGGTCTGGTTTTTTCTTTTTCCCATGTTTCCCATGATAGCTGGTTTTTGGTGTGAAACGCTTTGTTTTAGATTTGACTGTGTGTTTTTATATGCTATTGTCCGTAAATACAAACAAATGTTTGGCCCAGTGAACAGAAGGTGGAGATGCGGGAGAAAGAACGACGGACAATGGATGGAATACCTGTTCCCGCCATCCATCCACGGAGTCAGGGGGACACGCCCCCAATTTTGTGAATATGTCCAGTATGACTAAAATAAAAACCGTCCACACATAAAACAGAAAAACACTGCGAACCAAACCAAAAGGAAAATCTTGAGAAAAACCATCGACCAGAAAATACTCTTGGACAGACGCTTCACCAAGCTGGACGTCCTCGGCCAACACCTCTGGATGACACTACAACTGCACCCGAAGACCAACGCCCTCGGCGTATGCGACTGGACCTTCCGCAAAATCACCGCATACACCATCGGACAAACACCGGAACTGCTCGAAAGAGCGGGACGGGAACTCGTGGCTGAAGGACTCCTCGTCATCGATGAAGACAATGAAGAAGCCCTCCTGACCAACCATATCGACCTCACCGCCGACTCGGGAACCATCGAATCCGCCTACCTCGGAACCGCCAGCCCACTACTGCGCGGAATCCTCGTCAAGGAACTGGACGACCTGTCCCACGCGGGCGAACGATTCCCGTTCGAATGGTCCGAACTCTCCGGCATCCTCGACAATCCCGACTTGGATACCGACAATAGGAACACCGACACGGACAACGCTCCCATCGTCCCCGACGCCAAGCCGGACGCCAAGCCGGAGCAACCGGTCGAAACCCGCGCCGACAAGCAGGAAGAACAGGAGAAGAAACCACAGCCGGTAGCCGAATCCGACACCACGGGCGAGCAGCCCGGCAAGAAACGTCGTGGCCGTCCACGCAAGCATCCCCTCCCGCCCGAGGGTGAGAACAAGCCGAAGCGCCGCCGTGTCCGCCCCCGTAAGTTCAGGCCGGAACCCGTCGAGCTGATGGACGGCACCATGGAGCCGCCGTTCGGAGAGCCGATGACCATGAAGCAGGTGGTACTCCTGCCCCAATACGACGCCAGCGCCCCAATCGACATTGACGCCGACGGCAAGCCCAAGTATTTGGAATGGGATGAAATCCCGCAACAATTGTGGTTCTGGCATCCGCTTCCGGAGGACTGGTCTCCGACCGCAGAAGCCACCCAACTGTACGCGGACTTGGGTGGTGGACGCAAGATGGACATCGAAGGGGCCGCAGACCTGTTCCGCGGCCAATACAACAGAAGCCTTTACTTGAAGCGGGACAACGGTCTCGAAGCCGCGCCCCTCTCTCCGGACAGGCTCTTCATCCAACAACTGCTCCACTGGCGCAGGGAAAAGGACGAGGAAAACGCCCGCAAGGCCGAAGAGGAGTCCAAAGAGAAAGCCACCCAAGCCGAGGAAGAGGAACCGGTCGTTGAAGCCGTCCCCGTTTGGGGACAGCCCGACGAATACGACACCATCGACGCGGAAACCGAAGACGAGACTCCGGGGGAGGCAACCCCTCTGATTTCCGACGAGGAGGTGCCGAAAGTCCGCCACTACAAGCGGATGGTGCCCAAAGACTGGCACCCCAACCAGAAGCACATCGACCGAGCGAAAAAACTGAACATCGACGTCAACACCGAAGCCGAGAAATTCTACAACTACAGCCACTCCGACGGCAAGAAATACTTGGACTTCGACCGAGCCTTCGACAATTGGCTCCTCAACGCCGACAAGTTCAACAAGAACGGGCGGAGCACGACCCGCAAGACACGTAGCGAAGAAGGATACGAACACAACATGAACATGCTGGAAGAAGCCCTCGCACAGGCCGGATGGGGCGTCTGATGACCACACCACAGCCAATGCAGGGAACCCTGACCACCACGGTCGCATCGTCAAGCGGGAAACAGCATTACCCCCGAGCCTACGAGCGTCCATGCGCGATAGCCCTCCTGACCCAAATCAACAGCCACTACGGAAACAAGCCGTTGGACGAAACGCAAGTGGACAATTTCATCAACGAAATCGACCATACAATCAAAGCCGAGGAAGCCCGCCAAGCCATCATCGACTTTTTTAAAACCCACTCGTCCGGAGACGCTTGGATAGCCCCATACGACATCAACCGCATGGTCAGGAAGCAACGCCTCAGCCGGGTGCCGTCACCAGCCGAAATCGACCGCATGCTGGACGGGTATGGCGTCACCGACGCGAACGCCGCATGGGGATTCCGACGCGGCCTGACCTACGCGTTGTCTCAAGGGGCGACACAGGAGCGTGCCATCGAATACGCGAAGAAACACTGCGAGGACGTGAAAACCATTTCAAACACGCCAGACCAGTATCCACAGCTCACAACTAGGGAGAACGTCGGCGGGGAAGACGGACTCGCATCATTCTCCACACTGATGAAAGACTTCCGCAAAGGATTGGGCCAGCCTCCCACACAGGCCGACCAAACCCCAAACGAAACACAATCCACCAACTAGCAACCCTCACAAGGAAAGAAGAAACCAGACAATGACCGACGCCACCACGAAACTCATCTACGACACCTTCATCCAGAACCGTCCCGACACCGTGGGGCGCGAGGAAGCGGAGGAACTGTTCAACCATTGGCTAGAAATCCACAGCTTCCAGCCGGAGGAACAGCCCGCCGCACCCGCCGGATTCGAATACGAGACCGTCGAACACGAAGAGGATTCCACACCATCCTTGGACGATTTGGACGCAATCGCACTCGCGTCCGACAACGCCACCAACGCCGCCGCCATGCTTTCCGACGTTTTGGACGCCATTCCGGGAAACGGCAAGGAAGCCGTCGCATGCGCGTTGAACGACTTCGACTGTGCCGCCGAACACCTGCAAAGACTGCTCGGCAAATACGATTACAAGCCTCTGGCGGGAAGGGAGGACTAGTGGACTAAACGCAAACACAATCGAATCCACACACATAAGAAGAAAACCAAAAGGAAAGAATTGGAAAACAAACTCAAAAGGAAAACGTCCCTCATAGCGGCAGTGGCCGCACTGTCCATGCTCGCCGGTTCCAACGTCGCGTTCGCCGCACAGGTGGGGGACCCGACCATCATCGACAAGGACGCCACCTTCGCCCATGACGAGACCGTGAACCTGCTGGGTGGTGATTTGGGGGAAGCCGCGAACTTCGGACTCGTCGGCTTCGACACCATCCACCTGAACGCCCACACGAACAGCAACATCGCCACCGAGCACGCGTATGTGAACGCGGCGTTCGGCAACCATGCGGCCGGCGTGGACGAGCCGGAAGTCAGCTACATGGGCAAGGTTGACGGCAACATCAACGTCAGTCTGCCCGCGGACTCCAAGCTCGTGTTCGGCGCTTCCAACAGTCTCGGCCAGACCGACAACGGCAACAGTTGGACGGTCAACGGCAACAAGCTGGAAATGCAGACCGGAGGAAGCCTGCCGAAGTCAGAACGAGTGCTCAAAGACTCCGAGACCGTCGAATACGTCGATTTGAACGCCTTGGAGAAAAGCATGACCAAACTGTCGGCCAAATGGTCCAAAGCCAAGAAGGCCGACGCGTCCTATGACTTCTCGGACATGAACCGTCGCCACATCGACGCCACCGGAGACAAGGCGTATCTCAACCTCGATGCCAACGAACTGCAAGGCAACCGCGTCACCGCCACCTTGGGAGACAACACCCGCCTCGTTGTGAACGTGGACGCCAAGGGAGCTTCCAACATCATCCTGCCGCAGTTGGACGTTGACGGCATCAACCATGCCGAATACGCTCATTGGACGGACAAGTGCGTCATCTACAATCTGACCGACTCCAAAGCCAACGACGGCCAATATCATGGCAACATTGGAACCGCCGGAGCGTCCTCTTCGGTGATTCTCGCACCGGAGGCCAACGTGGACGCGTCCCAGAACGTCGAAGGGCAGATTATCGCCAAGAACGTCACCATCGGCGGCGAGTTCCACCGCAACAGCGTCAACGTTCCTGTAACGCGTCATGTCGAGGTGAAACTGGACGGTCAGGATAAGACCCAGACCACGCCGTTCGTCGCGACCCAGCCTGCGAAGGACCATTACAGGTTCATCGTCTGGACCACCAATCCGGACGGTACGGGCGAATCCTTCAAACCGGGCGACACCGTGGATAATGTTCCGAATGGCACTGTCCTGTATCCGCAGTGGGAAGCCAAGCATGTGCTCCGTTACGATACGAACGGCGGCACCGGCGAATATAAGGATTCCGACCTTCCTTCCGACGTTTCCACCGTCATACCTACCCGTGAGGGTTATGAGTTCACCGGTTGGATGATTGACGGTTCCAAGATTGCCTCCGGCGATTCCGTCAAGGACAATGGTTCCGATGTGACCGTAGTGGCACAGTGGACTCCCGTCAAGCAGGATGTGACTCCGACGAAGCCGGACACCCCGGCCAAGGACGACAACAACAAGTCCGACAATGGCGGCAACGGTTCCGAATCTCCGAAGGATGACAATACGGACACGCCGTCCAAGGATGACAACAAGCCTGAAACTCCGAAGGGCGACGACAATACCGACACTCCCTCCAAGGGCAACGAGTCCAATACGGACACTCCGAAGGACGACAACAAGCCGAACGCCCCTTCCAAGGATGATTCCGACAAGTCCGACAACAATACGAATGTTCCGTCCGGCGGCAAGAACGACGTGAACGTCCCCAACAATGGTGACAAGACCACCGACACCGGTAAGAACGACTCCACCAAGACCGTGGACGTCAAGAAGGACACCCAGCCTCTCCAGCAGGATGGTCATGGTCTGGCCTCCACCGGAACCGTCATCACCATCATCCTCGCCGCACTGGTGGTTCTGGCCGTGGCTGGCGCGACACTGCTCGTCGTCAAGCATCGCCACGCGGACGGTGAATGAAACCGACGTTAGGCTAGGACACCTCTGACCTAGCCTTTACCAGACGATTGGGGTGCTTCGGAGAAAAACGGAGTGCCCCAATTTTTCTACAAACAATCAGTTAGACTGGACTTATACACAAAAAACGGGAGAAAAAATACTGGCTGAAAAAACTGGCGAAATCAACCTGTCGATGGTCCAACCGTTGGACACTGACACCACCGTGAACGCGCTCCGCCAATCCGAAGACCTGATTCAACTGACCGAATGGAGCCGCGCCAAGAAAGACTACAAAAACAATTCCGACTATTTTCTGAATTCCATCGTCGGTTGCATGCTAATCGGCATCCTCTGCGGTTATCTGGCTTGGCGCATATCCTCGAAGACCATCTCCACTATGATTCTCGGCATATGCATGCTGGGGGGATGCGTTCTGGGTTGCATATTGTTCTTCATCCCTGAATCCCGACGGAAGAAAATGCGTAATCCCAAGCCGGAATCACCCGCCCGCGTATTGGAATCCCTATACGGAGTTCATATCATGGGGTCTGAAGACCAACCCCTGTTCGATGAGACGGGATTCAAGCATATCCTCATTCAAAAGGATGGAACGCATTTCGCTCCGGCGACCTTGTTCGTTTGGGTTGAAAAATACAATTTCGCCGTGGAACGGACTTGGCCGATGGTGTACATTGCCTTGTTTGACGAGAACGGTATTCCGGTCGAGCGAGTGGACTCCGAATCACGGGAAGTGGTTAGGAGTGTTGGGAGATAAGCCGACATTGGAGGAAAAGGAAAAAGCCCGCCGATGGTTGGAGAGAGACATCAGGCTTTCACGTCTCGCGTTCGAATCCCATATCCGGCGGGAAAGTACCCTCTTCCCCGACAAATGAGGACTGAATTTGGGACAAAAAATACGCGACCGTCGTACTATGTTGGACTTCCACTCCTCAGCAAGAAGGGAAACAAGTTTTGACCTATCGTGACCCGTGGCGTGACGCCGTTGAAAACGCCAAACAGCTCCTTCGATTGGGAATGTCGCCGGAGAGAGTGGTGGAACGTACCCGACTGCCAAAAAGCACCATCGACCGGATAGCCCCGCCCATCCTACAGGAGAACGCGGAACGGGCGGCAATCAGAGAAGCCGAACATGCCGTGAAACGGGAACAGCAGAAAATCCTCAAGGAGAAATACCCATGCCCTCTCTGCCATAAAGGCTATGGGATAGCCGACGGCGGTGTGCTCACCGCGTTCTTGGACGGTTCTGTATGCCGTATCGGAACGGACGCCGACACCACCGTCGTTCAACGCGTAGTGTCCGGAATAGCATGGTATGACAAGAACGGTAACGGCATTCGTGAGGATGACGACGCTCTCGCCTCCCACGTGACCGTGACCGTGACCGATTCGAACGGCAAAACCGTTTCCGGCTATGACGGCAATCCGTTGACCGCAGTGACCGGCAAGGACGGCACATATCGTATCGTGGGAATCCCCGCCGGAACAGGCTATCAGGTCAGGTTCGCTCCGGACAAGAGGGACTCTTGGATTAAACTGAAAACCACGGTCAAGAATGCCACCGGCTCCACCAAAGCTACGAACAGTGGCGCGGACCCGGTTTCGGATTCGACGGGTTTGAAGGGCGCGTACATCCAACTGGCCGACTTCCCGTCCCCGTCCCAAATGGCCGGACCGGTGTATGAGGACGTGTACGAGAATTGCGGTATCGTACGAACCGTGATGCCGTATTTCGAGAGTCCTATCACGTCCATGCCGTTCACGGGCGGCTGGCTTCTGCCGGTGCTTCTCGTTGTTTCCAGTGGCTCGCTTGTCGGGGCGATTGTGCTGTTGAGGCCCCGCAAGAAGAGTTCGAAGAACTGACGTTCCGTTAGGAATGTTGGTCTTAGGATAGCGGGTCGGCTTACCTTTCGGGAAAAGGAAGCCTACCCGCTTTTTTTCTTGGAATTCAGGGGGTCGCCCGTAGTATGTTTTTCTAATAGACAAATACACTACAAAAGGAACCGTTGCAAACGACTTCGCTTTAACGACAAGCTAAAACAAAGTCATTTGCAACGGCGAAATCGACAAGAGCGTGCATTTGGGTTTGAGTTGGACGACCAGCCTGAACGTGGCCCAAAAGTTCGCGGAACGATTCGGCAAGGAAGGAACCGTATATTCGACCGTTCTCAAACCCGAAGAAGTATTAGCGGCCTACGCCGACGATGGTGAACAGGAGGTTCTTGCCAAGGTTGGCGCAAGCCGCGTGGAAGTGGTTTAGGGGTGGCGTGTCACACGTTTTCGCATGGTATACTGGAATCGTTCACATGAAGCAGTTCTCAAAGGAGCCTAAAATGAATGTCACCACATATTCCCATGGGAATCACCCCCTATGGTAATGGAGCCATCTTGGTTGATATTGTCCTTGGTAATGGGAGCGGTACCGCCTCCGTCGCTATCGAAGTCTTTTCGGTAGTCGTATCCGTTGCATCCGTATTGTGTGCAGTTGTTAGAGTTCTGGGGTTGGGTGTATTGGCCTGAAACTCTGGAATAGGAGCCTCCGCCATTATTGGAATAGGAGCCTCCGCTATTATTGGAATAGGAACCGCCCGAATTCGAATAGCCGGAGTTGGAATAGGTTTCAGACGAAGCTCCATTGGATTGAGCTTGCGCTTGCGCCTGTTCCTGAGCCTGAGCCTGCGCGTCGGCCTGAGCCTTGGAGTCCTTGGAATCGTTCACGGACTTCACGGCCTTGGAGAGCGAGTCATTGGCGGCGGACAACGATTTCACGTCCGCCTTCTTGTCTCCACTGGTCTTCTTGGCGTTGTCGATGGCGGTTTTCAGGCTTTCACGCGTCTTGTCGTCCTGCACTTTGCCTTCGGAGTCCTTGTACAGGGCTTCGGCTGACTTCACGGTCTTGTCGAGGGAATCCTTCGCATCCTTGACCTGTTTCGCCGTCTTGGACATCTCCACTTTGCTTATGGCATTGCTGATGGCGGTGATGGAATCATTGGCCTCAGTGATGTCGTCTGTGATGACAGTGTTGGCCTTGGAAACACTCCACAGATTCCACTTGACGGCCTTCTTTGAATCCGGAACACCCTTCCGAGCCTCACCGGCCTTAATGCCCTTGTTCAAGGAATTCAACGTGGTCTTGTCGAGCACGTCCGTATCCTTCGTGGCCTTGACAAGGGATTGCGCTTCCGCAATCTTCTTCACAAGCTTCGAATCAGTCTTTCTGGCGGATTTGACCTGCGAATCGAAGGAAGCGTATGCGGCATTGCATGCATACGCGTAACCTCCTCCAACGCCCCCGAGGATTACGGTCGCGGCGATGGCGCTGATAATGATTGTCTTTTTAGTGGCCTTCTTGCTTTTCTTTTTGTCATTCTCATCCGGGTTGAGGGGAGTGATTTCCTGCGTCTCCTCAAGGACTTGGTTCTTTTCCATTTTTTCTGACTCCTTAATTTTCCATGTTCGATTCTCCCATGCGGGGTAGGCGAACACTACTCTTTGATGTGGACGGTCCCACTATAGCACAAGGGTGGGTGTGTCGCAACAAAAGATACAGGAAACAAGCCTGAAAACCGAAAAACACACGATTTCCAGCAAGGCCAACGCCTGCGACGCTGATAGGTGAAAGTTCTCGACACAACAATCACCTTTCTATACGTCTTTTCCTTAACAAATACTGGAATTAGCCGCAAATCTAAAAAAACATTACGGTATCCCCTCTTGTGGGGAGAAAATTCCGTTTTCCCCAAGGTTGACAATAAAAGCCTGATATGTATGAAAAATGACAGCATTAAACCTCTAGAGGAGTATCTATGGTTAATCCATTAAGCAAGACTCTCTGGGAAGACAAGCCACCCATTCTGAAACGGGTAGGCAGGGCGGCCGCCGCTCTTGCAACGGCGACCGCCACATTGCTTTCGGGAGTGTTGACCACCGGAACCGCTTTCGCCACTACGAATCTGGGACTGCCGGGGTACATCACCAACGCCAGTTTCAGCGTGACGTTCAGTAACGGTGTTTCCCTTCATGGCGAGCAGGTCATCGGACCTATCGCCATGAAGGATGGGAGTTACGCCTACTGTCGAGAAGCCAGTGTCGTGACCGACCTGAATCCGAATAATGGAACTTGGTCAGAGACGTCTGACCCGACGGCGCAGAAGCTTGCCTACATTGCCGATAAATATAAGAACGACAATAGCGATTTGACCCAAGCGGCCATCACCTATCTGGTTCACATGCACTTCGACAACAGTGGTGGTCCGGAGTATATGGCCGCAGTCGGTAGGGCAGGTCTTAAGAACGGCAACTGGAATGATGTGGTCAACACCGCCAACAGGATGTGGAACGAGGCCGCCGTTCCGGCAGGAGCCAACGCTTCGGTAGCCTACACCCAAGGCAAGCGCAGGGGAACCGTGAATCCGGGCATCGTCGATTCCTCCGGACATTACATCAGCGGCGTCCACTACACGCTTACCCTGAACGGTCCGGCGAAGTTCGACCAGAACAATTCGAACACCCTTTCCGGCGTCACGGACGGAAGCGAACAGCATATTCCTTGGACAGCCGCAGGGAACGGCAACGTCACGTACACCGTGTCGTACCCGAAATACAAGGCGATGCTGCTCAACTCCCCAGCACAGGATTTGTTCCGAAAAGCTGACCCTGAAAACGCTACTTCCAGCGTGTCGTTCAAGGTTGAAAAGGACTTCCAGCCGACCGTCACCACCAACGTCAGCAAGAAACAGTTGACCCGTGGCTCCCCGGTTCAAGACAATGTGACCTCCGGCGTCGCGTCCTCCGACGACGAGTGGGCGGACAGCGTTCCCGTCAAATTCAAAGGCTACTATTTCGTAGGCGATTCCAAGCATATCCTCCGGACCATCAAGCATGACAAGGATGAAAGCCCGACCGACTATTTGAAGCGTCTGCGTGAGACCGACGGCATCCGACAGGTAGCCGCCGCAACCACCAGCTTCACCAACAGCGGACAGACCAACAAGGTCACGGCGAAAGCCGCGACCGGAGCCATCGACTACGACAGTGTGAACGGTTTGGACGACTATCAGGTGTCCGACGATGACGCGGGACTGTTCGGCACATGGGTGTGGGTCGAAGTCAAATCCGACCAGTCCCAGCAGGACTACATCAAAGGCGACTACATCGATGGGTTCGGCAAGGCTCAGGAAACGTCCGTGAGCGTTCTGCCGCCGAACCACGACTCCACCGTGTTGGAGCAGGAGTCCGGCATGAACAAGGACATCCTCGATGAAATCAACATCAGCCGACTGCCGTCCGACTACAGCAAGTTCACCGGCAACACTGATTACGGTTTCAAGGCCGACGCAAAAGCCAAGATTCGTGTCTGGTGGACAGGTTCCGGAACCGGCAACAAGAAAGAGGACGAGAAATACGTTCCGACCACCGAGGAGGAGCCGACCCCGGACGCCAACCACAAGCTGATTGGCGAATGGGAAGTTCCGGCCATGAACGGCAAGTACAAGGTCGGCGGCGGCAAAATCATCCTCTATCCGAGCGACGGCAGCGACGCGACGACCGTCGCCGACAATGTGAACATCAAGGCGACCACCAAAGCCGAATGCGGCTACTACGTGTTCATCTACGACTTCCCCGGCTCCGACCGCGCCCAAGGATTCAAAAGCGCGTACAACAATCCGTGGGAACGTTCCTTCATCAGTCAGGACGCCCAGACGGTCACATTGACCACCGACGTGAACAAGACCACCGTCACCCAAGGGGAGAAGTTCTACGATACGGCGACCATCGCGGGTTCCGTGCCGCGCGGTTCCTACGTCACGTTCACCGCGTATGACGCTGTGACCGGGAACCCGGACGTGTCCACCAACAAGCTGTTGGACAACAAGCGTGTGAACGTCACCGACGAGCAGGCCGACCATTCCGACACCACGCAGTTCGAAGTGAAGTCTCCTGAAATCAGCACCAACAAGATTGGTAAGGTCTATTGGGTTGCGAAACTCTACAATGCCAACGGCAAAGCCCTCGCGGGTCACGCCATCGGTTTGGAGAACGAGACCGTCGAAGTGGTGGGACCGTCCCTCACCACCAAGACCAGCGCACAGCAGACCTATGTTGGCCGTCCGTTCCACGACACCGCCGTCATCAACAACAAGATTGACGCCGGAGCCTACCTGACGTTCACCGCATATGACGCGGTTTCCGGCAAACCGGACACGGACGCCACGAAACTGCTCGACAACAAGCGTGTGGACATCCCCGCCGACAAGATTGCTTCTTCCGGTGTCGGTAAGAGCTTCACAGTTGATTCTCCGGACGTGACTGCCACCAAGGCCGGTATCGTCTACTGGAAGGCGACGCTCTACAATAAGAACGGAATGGAACTCGCCACCCACGAGCTTGGCGCGACCGGTGAAAGCGTCCTCGTCAAGAACCCGTCCATCACCACCAAGGTCAGCAAGGAACAGGTCTCCATCAACGAGGAGTTCACCGACACCGCCACCATCAACGGTGAATTGTCCTCCGGCGATTACGTCACCTTCGACGCTTACGCCCCGGTCTCCGACGCTCCGAACGCCCAAGGCGCTAAACTGCTCGACTCCGAACGTGTGAACATTCCGGCGAAGGATGTTTCGGCAAGCCAGAATGGTCAGGCTGTCACCGTGACCAGTCCGAAGACGCGCGCCACCGAAGGTGGAAACGTGTATTGGAAGGCAACCCTGCATCGTTTCAACGGTGCGGTGCTCGCCACCCACGATTTGGGTGTGGCTGGTGAGACCGTTCAGGTCAAGTATCCGACCATCACCACGCACGTGTCCTCCACGAGCGTGGGTGTCGGCGAGGACTTCTCCGACACCGCCGACATCAAGGGTGTCGTCCACGAGGGCGACTTCGTGGTGTTCCGCGCCTATGACGCGGTGGGCGAGAAGCCTGACACGAACGCCAGCCTCCTGCTGAAAGACCAGAAGGTCAACATCACCGCAGCTCAGGCCGAAGCCTCAGCCCAGAACAAGACCGTGACCGTCAAATCCAAGACCGTCAACACCATGAACAGTGGAAACGTGTATTGGAAGGCGACCCTGTACGACAGGCAGGGACGCCAGCTCGCAACCCACGACCTTGGACTGCCGGAGGAAACCGTCACGGTTCGTCCTCCGACCATCACCACCCAAGTGACCAAGACCAAGGTCAAGCCGAGCGAGGAGTTCTCCGACAAGGCGACCGTCAACGGCAAGGTGCTCAAAGGCTCCTACGTCACATTCACCGCTTACGACGCGGTGTCCGGCGACCCGGACACCAACGCTCCGAAGCTGTTGGACAACGTTCGTGTGAACATCGAGGACGCCGACGCGGAAGCATCCTCCACCAAGAGCTTCACCGTCACCAGCCCCGCCACGCACACCGACAAGTCCGGTTCCGTGTACTGGGTCGCTACCCTGTGGTCTCCACAAGGCAAACAGTTGGCTACCCACGATTTGGGTCTGCCTTCCGAAACCGTTCAGGTGAACCCGGGTGGCATCGTCACGTCCAACGCCCAGAAGATGGGTGCAACCGGCGAACAGTTGTACGATGAAATCACCGTTTACGATGAGACCAGCGAGGCCGAGTCCGCCGACGGTCAGGTTCATGAGGGTGAAGGCAACAGCAATCCGACCGGCGTCATCGGTCGAATCCCGCAGAACTCCACCGTCACCGTGGAAATGTACCGTCAGGCCAAGGAAGACAACGGCAACAACGGCCTGTTCAAGATTGCCGAGAAGACCGTCACCATCGACACCAACAAGTTCACCGCAATCAAGGCCGGTCAGGAAGGCAACCGTCCGGGCAAGCTGACTTTCAAAGTCACCGACCCGAGCTTCAAGACCAGCAAGGCTGGCATGATTTACTGGAAGACCACGTTGAAGACCCCGCAGGGCGGCGTGCTCGACCAGCACATCTACGGCGAATACGGTTCCGACCACAAGACCGGCTACACGAGCTACGAACGCACCCCGGTGCAGAAGTACTCCACCACCGTGTCCAAGAAGTGGCTAAGCGACGCGAACGGCAACTATGAGGACAAGACCACGCAAATCTACGACGTGCTCCACCAGACCTCGTACGAGCAGTTCGACGGCGAGTCCATCAACGGCGACACCTACACCACCGGCGACTCCGCGCAGACCGCCAAGGGCACCAAGGTCCAGTTCGAAATCTGGGCAAAGGATGGCGCGAACGCTGGCAAGATGGTCAAGCAGTACAATGCCGAAGACCTTCCGAAGGTCCGCACGCTCGCCAAGAGCGAAGACCCGGACAAGAATCATCCGTACGTTGGCGAGGACATGCTGGACAACTACCAGAATGTCAAGTCCAGCACGTTCACGATTCCGTCCGACTGGTCCGCAAGCAAGTACTACTACCGTGTGAAAATCACCGTCCCGACCACCACTCCGGGCACCGGCAACGACCCGTCCGACAACAATCGTGATGTCGTCTGGTATGGCGACGACGACGAGTCCGAAGAGTTCGACGTGATTCACATGGACACCAAGAGCACCGAGCCGCTGTGGCTCGACAGCATGAACGTGTCCGACGAAATCACGTTGAAGGGCAACATTCCGGCAGGCTCCCAGTATGAGGCCGAACTATGGCGCACCAGCAAGGACGGCAACGTCCGCAAGGACGCGGCCACCAAGCAGGACGATTCCGACCATAACGGCATCGCATCCGAAAAGGTCGCCACGACCGGTCGCGTGGACATTCCATCCAAGGCAATCGGCGCTCACCTCAACGGCGTCACCTTCCGCTCCAAGAGCGTGAAGAATCCGGGTGTCGGCTCCTACATCTGGCGTGTGAAGATTTACACTCCGGAAATGCCGCACAAGGATGGCAACGGTGTCGGAACCGGTGGAGACACCAGCATGAACGCTGCGTTCGGTGTTATCACCAAGGAGTGGATGACCGCCGCCAAGGCCACCACCGATGCCGATGACTCCCAAGCTGGCGACTACTGGCAGAACGCCACCGCCAAGCAGAAGGGCAACGGCGACGGATACGCCGACCGTTGGCTCCTGTTCGACGGTAAGAACGTCGCATCCGAGAAGTTCGAGGTCGTGAAGCTGACCACGAATGTGACCGGCACTCCGAACATCCACACCAGCGAGGACGAGCATTACGTCGATGTCACCAACGGCAACGACGTGAACGACAAGCTCACCATCACCGGCTACATGCTCAAGGATTACAAGGTCGCGTTCAAGCTGTACAAGCAGGCCGAGAATCAGACCGCCGACAAGGATACCGTCGTCAAGACCCTTGACCCGGTTTCCCTGACCGAAGCGCAGAAGACCCTCGACTCCGCTTCCGTGCATCTGACCGACCCCGCCGACTACTACTGGCAGTGGGTGTTCACCAAGCCGGACGGCACCGCCTTCCAGCCCGACAACATCAACCCGGCGGTCTCCGACAAGCGCATCAAGGACGAGTCCTTCCACGCTGTCCGCGTGACCACCAGCACGTACAAGTGGGCTTCCAAGAACGGAACCGTTCAGGACGTCGCCCGACTCGAAGGCCACCTGCCTGAGAACGCGACGCTCACCTTCGAAATGCACGACTACGCAACCGGCGAGAAGGTCGCCTCCACCAAGGCGACCACCCTCAAGGAGCTTGGCTTCAACAAGTCCAGCATCGACCAGCAGTTGACCGGCCCGAGCCTCAAGGTTCCGGACGCCATCGACTACTACTGGGTTGAGGTTCTGAACCTGCCGAAGGACGACCGGGATACTCCGTTGCATGTCGGCAAGGACAAGATTAAGAACGAGTCCTTCCGCTCCATCGACGCGCAGACCGACGTAGCCACCGAACGTTACGTGGGAACCGTGGTCAAGGACCACGCCGACCTGACCAACGTGAAGTGGAAGCAGTCCGGCGACATCCGCGACGATTTGACCCAAGGATTGGACGCACGCTGGTTCCTGTACAAGCAGGGCGATGGCGACGTGAAGACCGACGAGAAGGTATTCACCGGCGACTACGTGCATCTGACCAGCGGCCAGACCGAAGCGTACGGCCCCGAACACAAGATGGACGAGGTTGGCGACTACTATTGGGTCATCGAAATCAGCGACCCGAGCACGAACCACAAGGTCGTCAAGCTGGGAACCCAGCGCGACCCGCGTGAATCGTTCCGCATCGTTGAGGCTTCCTCCGAAGCCCAAGTGGCCCAGCAGGTCAACAAGCCGACCAAGGATACCGTCACCATCACCGGCCATCCGGCTGAAGGCACGCTGGTTTCTTGGAACCTGTACAAGACCAACACCGCCGCCGACGACGATTATCTGATTGACAAGACCGAGCAGCAGGGCGAAGCCGAAGGCTCCGACGACGCCGACGCCGGTGTCGCACCTCAATCGGAGGACGACGGATACTCCGACAGCATGCTCGTCGCAAGCTATCAGACCCCGGCTGATGGTGCTCACCTCATCACCGCCGAGGAAGCCGCAGAAGCGTTGAAGAACGGCAAGGTCACCGTGGAAAGCCCCGAGTACACTCCGACCAAGGTCGGCGAATACTACTGGGTGTTCAGCCTGACCAGCCCGACCAAGAACCTCGCAGGTGACGGACAGCCGAACAAGCCGCAGAACGATACGGACACCAGCCATTTGGAGTCTGAGGACTTCTTCACCGACCGCATCCACGTGACCGATGAGACCGTGCAGATTATCGACGCGACCACCAAGACCAAGCCGCTGGGCCATGTCGGCGAGAAGTTCCACGACACCGTGCTCCTTCAGGGCCGCGTGCCGGAAGGCTCCCAAGCCGACGCCACCCTCTACCGTCAGGTGGATGGCGACGATTCAAGCAAGGACGAGGAAGTGCTGACCACGAAGCGCACCACGCTCTCCGAAGGGCAGGCTTTCGCCGACTTGGAGGACGTGACCGTGGACAAGACCGGCGTGTACTACTGGCGTGAGCACGTGTATGTGCCGACCAAGCACACCACCACCGCCGACCACGACAAGACGGTGGAGGTCGAGAAAACCCCGACCGTCACCGGAAAGCCTCGCGTGAGCAACGAGACCGTCAGCGTGGTCAAGGTGACCACCACCACGCACCGTCTGGAAGCGCCCGGCACCAAGCTTCAGGACAAGGCGAAGATTGAGGGCGACGTCGTTGAAGGCTCCTACATCATCTTCACCCTGTGGAAGCAGGCGGACGGGGACGACGCCAGCAAGGACGAGAAGGTGTTCACCAGCGACAAGGTGACGCTCAAGGCCGGTCAGAAGGAAGCCGACTCCCCGACCTACGAGGTCAAGGAGACCGGAACCTACTACTGGCGCGAAAGCATCTACAACCCGGTCGAAGACACCGACATTCCGCCGTGCGTCCCGCCGACCGAGAACACCGACGAAGACCATCCGTGCGACACTCCGGCACACACCGAGAATCCGCGCACGCCGGGTGAAACCACCGACGTGGTGAAGGTCACGACCAAGGCGCAGGCCAACGGCACCGCCACCAAGCCGGTCAAGGACACCGCTCTTATCGAAGGCAGGATTCCTAACGACGACTACGAGCTGGTGTTCGAGCTTTGGAAGCAGAACGGAGACGACGTGAAGGACGACCAGAAGGTCGCCACCACCGACGCCGTGAACGTTCCAAAGAACGCCACCACGGTAGATTCGCCGGAAGTCATCCCGGCGGACGCCGGAACCTACTATTGGCGCGAGAAGCTGGTGGAGAAGTCCACCAACAGGCTCGTCCACTATGGTGACGCCCGGGTTCCGGGCGAAACCGTGACCGTGGGCGAACTCGCCAAGACCGGCGTCACGGGCGGCATCATCATTCCGGTCATCGGAATGCTCGCCGTGCTTGGACTGGGATTGGCTCTCGTTTCCACGAGCAGGCGTCGCATCGTTCCCCTTGAGAACGGCGCTCACCTGTCCGGCTCCAAGAAGTGACGGACTAGAACCGTGGGGGAGGGGCCGATAAGGTCCCTCCCCCATAACACATAGTTTGGGGAGGTGGGATAGCATTACTCCCCACCTCCCCAAACTATTTTTTCTTTGAAGGTTTTTAAGATAGAAAGAAAAAACGGAAAAGAGGAGACATGCGTAAATCTATAGCCCTAATCGCGGCTGGGTCGATGATGCTCATGCCGCTATTGGGAACAGCGAGCGCGGTTGTTGTGCCTGTGCCGGTGGCGTATGCTGATTCGTCCAGTGGTGTTGCTGATTATCCTGCTGGTGTTGGCGTGTATTTGGATGGTGTTCGTCTGGCGAGTTTTGACCCGTCGGGTAATGGTGTGACTTATGATGCGACGGGTAGGACTGTGCGGTTGTCTGGGGTGCCGGATGATTGGACGGTGCAGTGGTCTGAGGCGGTCAATGGGTCCACTAACAGCAAGTCTATTATGTATATTCTGTCGAATGGTTCCGTGACTTACCGGTATTGGTTTGATGGTGCCGCTGGTGCTGTGCGTACTGTGGAGGAGCTTCATGGTATGCGTATCACGTTGAACGGGAAGACGGTCGAGGGGGATGTTACCAAAGGTTTTACTGTTCATGATGTGACTTCCGGTGATTTGAAGGGGTATGAGAACGCTCCGTTCGGTTGGGTTCTTGACGGTGATTCCGAGGATGACCATTATACGTATACGGCTCATCCGGAGGGTTTGGATTCTCCGAGCGTGCAGTATACGTTTTTGTATGATGACACCAAGCCGCATGATGGTATCGGTTCGTTGAGGGGCGTGAAGGCGTATTTGACGGTTGATGGCAGTGCGGTCAAGGGTTTCGATTATACGCTTGCCGATTCGGGTACGATTGCCGTTCCGTTCGATACGGAGGTTCGTTTGGAGGGGGTGCCCTCCGGTTGGAAGGCTGAATACAATGACGCCACGGGCAAGGCCAATCGTGTGTGGAAGTTGACCGGTCCGTGTGGTGACACGTTCACGTATGTGTTCCATCCTACCGCGGCGTATGAGGGCTATTATTACCTCGACCAGCTTCGGTATGTCCGCGCGTTCGTGGACGGTGAGCTGTTTGACGGGTTCGACTATAAGGGTGGCGCGTGGAGCCTTCCTGAGGCGACCAAGAACGTGGAAATCTCCGGTGTGCCTGATGGTTGGGGTCAGAAGCGTAGTGTTGGTGGGAACACCATCGCTTATGTGGTGTCCAGTCCGGACAATTCCGTGTCCGTCAATTATGTGTTCGACATCGCCAAGCATAAGGCGAGTCTGGACGAGTTGTCTAATGTCAAGGCCATTGTGGGCGGCAGTTATGTTCCGGGTTTCGACCCGAGGCAGTCGGGCGTCTACGAGTATGAGGACGGGCAGGGCATCGGCATCGTCAACGTTCCTTCCGGTTGGACGCAATCCGTGGTCGAGGGTGACGGGTACAAGGTGTATACGTTGACGAGCGGCGACCTTTCGGTGTCTTACCGTTTCAACCGGCATGTGAGGACCTATTCGGTGGACGAGTTGTCTCAGGTGGCCGCGTATACGGATGATGGCGTGGTGCGGGAGTTCAATCCGAAGGAGTCCGGCACCTACATCATCGGCGAGCATGCGACCGTGTGGATTGGCGGCGTGCCGGACGGTTGGCAGATTGAGTCGTCCGATAACGACATGACGTACACTGTGACCAGTCCCGACGGGAAAATCAAGGTCGTCTACACGTTCAAACATGCGAAGCACCAGTATTCCGCTTCCGAACTGAAGGGCGTCACCGCCCAACTGCCGAACGGGGATTACATCAACGGGTTCGACCCGGTTTCCGGCGGCGATTTCTCCGTGCCGGTAGGCACCAAGGGTGTGTCCATCAAGCGTGTCCCGTCCGGATGGCGTCTCGTCAAGGACGACGCCTTGTCGTACACGTTGTCCAGCGGTGACGGGGAAGTGTCCGTATCCTACCGGTTCCATGCGAGGAAAGGCCACACTGTGACGTTCGACACAGACGGTGGAACGACGTTCCCCTCACGGGTCGTTGGTGACGGCGAAACGGTCAATCCGCCGGACGATTTCCCGGCCAAGGCCGGACACCGTTTCCAAGGCTGGTATGCGGACGGCGTTCCCTATGATTTCAGCCAGCCCGTCACCTCCGATTTGACCATCACGGCCAAGTGGAAGGCGAACGTCTACAGCGTGTACTTCGACGCCGGGGCCAGCGACTACTGGTATCCCGCCCAGTCCGTCTCCTATGGCGACAAGGTTGCCCGGCCAATCGACCCGACGCTGGAAGGCTACGATTTCGCCGGATGGCTGTTGGACGGCAAAGCGTACTCCTTCGCCGCCCCCGTGACCGGCGACATGACGTTGACCGCATCATGGAAGAGCCAGCGGGTCAAGACGCATACGGTCACGTTCAGAGGGGCCGGAGACGACTTCACCCAGACCGTTGCCGACGGATTCACCGCCACGGTGCCCACTATTCCAAGCAAGAGGGGGCACACGTTCGACGGATGGTATTCGGGAGAAACATTGTACGACTTCACCTCTCCCGTCACCGACGATTTGACGTTGGAAGCCCATTGGACGCGCAACACGTACACGGTCAGCTTCGACCCGAACGGCGGAACCGACGTGGACCCCCAGAAAGTGGCCTACGGGGATTCCGCCGCCAAGCCGGACAATCCGACGTTGGACGGATACACGTTCCAAGAGTGGACGCTCGACGGCGACCCCTACGATTTCACCGCGCCCGTCTCCTCCGGCATCACGTTGAAGGCGGTATGGAAGAAGAACGCGCCCGCCGTCCGGAAGCACACCGTCACGTTCGACACCGGCAAAGGAAGCAAGGTCGGGGACAGGACCGTCAAGGAAGGCGACCCCGTGTCCAAGCCCGACAATCCGACCCGCGAAGGATACACGTTCAACGGATGGCTGTTGGGCGGGGACCCCTACGATTTCACCACGCCGGTCATGCAGGACCTGACGTTGACAGCCTCTTGGACGAAGAACAAGAGCACGTACACCGTCAGCTTCGACCTGAACGGCGGGGACGGCGACGCCCCCAGCCAGAAAGTCGAGGAAGGCTCCACCGTCAGCCGCCCCGACAATCCGACCCGCGAGGGCTACACGTTCGCCGGATGGCAGTATGAGGGAGCCGACTGGAACTTCCTGAACGCCGTCGAATCCGACATGACGCTGACCGCCCAGTGGAAACGCAACGAGGCCAAGAGATACACCGTCACGTTCGACACGACAGGAGGAACCCCGGTCAGCCCACAGACCGTCAAGGACGGAGGCAACGCGTCCAAGCCCGACGACCCGACCCGCGAAGGCTACGAGTTCAACGGATGGACTTTGAACGGCACGGCATACGATTTCACCACGCCCGTGAGGACCGACATCACGCTGACCGCCGCATGGATTCCCATCAAACCGAAGACGTTCACCGTCACGTTCGACAGCGACGGCGGCACCATCGTCCCACCACAGATGGTAAGCGACAAGGCCACCGTCAGCGAGCCAGCAGCCCCAACCAAAACGGGATACGAGTTTAAAGGATGGCGGCATGACGGCCAACCGTACGATTTCACCACACCCGTGACCAAGGACATGACGTTGAAGGCCAAGTGGGAGAAAACGAAGGCCGAAACCTACACCGTGGCGTTCAACCCCGACGGCGGAAGCGACATTCCATCCCAGACCGTGGAGCAGGGCGGAACCGCGTCGAAGCCCGACGACCCGACCCGTGAAGGATACACGTTCCTCGGCTGGTATTCGCAGGACACGGCCTACGATTTCACCACGCCGGTCACCGGCAATCTCATCCTGACCGCCCGTTGGCATAAGGACGAGAACCCCCAGCCCAAGACCCACATCGTCACGTTCGACTACCAGAACGGCGCTCCCTCCGACGTCAGAACCGTCACCGAAGGAGACACCATCAGCCAGCCGGACAATCCGACTAGGAGCGGCTACGACTTCCAAGGGTGGGTCGGCATCGACGGCTCCACGTTCGACTTCACCCAGCCCATCACCGCCGACACGCTGATAACCGCCAAATGGAAGAAGCACGAGGAGCCGCAACCCGCCACCCGCACCGTCACGTTCAACACGAACGGAGGCACCAGCGTCGAACCACAAACCGTGACCGACGGAATGGTGGTCCGACAGCCCGCCGACCCCGTGAAGGACGGCTACGTTTTCGACGGATGGTATCTCGACAACAGCCCGTACGATTTCAACCGGCCCGTCACCAAGGACATCACGCTGACCGCCGTCTACCATCGCAAGCCAGTCCCACAGCCGAACACGTACACCGTGGGCTTCGACACGGGCGAGGGAAGCAAAGTTGACCCGCAGACCATCATCGAAGGCAAGACCGCAGTCCGCCCGGCGGACCCGAGCAGAAGCGGATACGACTTCCAAGGATGGCTGTTGGACGGCCAACCGTACGATTGGAACACGTCCATCACTTCCGACATGACATTGACCGCATCGTGGAAGAAGCATGAGGAGCCGAAGCCCATCACCCATACGGTTAGCTTCGACACCGATGGCGGAAGCACGGTCGCACAGCAGACCGTGAATGATGGCGAAACTGCCGCAGTGCCGGATACTCCAACCAAGAACGGATATACGTTCTCCGGATGGACACTAAACGGCGAAGCATACGATTTCAACAATCCCGTCACAACCGACATCACCTTGAAGGCCACATGGGTTGAAAACCAGAAGCCCCAGCCGAAACGCCACACGGTCACATTCGACACGACGGGAGGGTCTGAAATCGGCCAGCAGACCGTCGATGAGGGGGAGAAAGCCATCCGACCCGCAAACCCAACCCGTGAAGGATACGACTTCCAAGGCTGGTTGTTGGGCGGACAAACCTATGATTGGAACACTCCAATCACCGGCGACATCACCCTCACCGCATCGTGGACTGAGAAAGCCCCGACCCTATTCACGGTCGCGTTCAATACGGGCGGCGCTTCCAACATCCCATCTCAAAAAGTCAAGGAAGGTGATAAGGCCACGCGTCCGACCGACCCGAAGCGTACCGGATACACTTTCACCGGATGGCAGTTGGATGGCAAGGACTACGATTTCAACACTGCGGTATCCAAGGATATGACTTTGACCGCAGTATGGAAAGCCAATAACCTGCCCTCGACCGTCAAGAAGCATACCGTGACAGTGACCTTGTATGACGGCAAGACCGAACGTTATGAGGTCAAGGATGGTGAGAAGCTGACACTTCCATCCAATCCAACCCGTGACGGATACGTGTTCGACGGCTTCATTGACAAGGACGGCAATGTCTACGACATGAGCAAGCCCGTGGTCAAAGACCTGACATTGACCTGCGTGTGGAAGAAGGCCAACGGCGTCTCCTCCGACAAGGACAAGGAGATTGCCGACGCATCCACCAATAGGACGGTTGGTAATGGCGAACAGAATTCTGACTCCCAGAATCCTCTAGCCAACACCGGCGCTCCCGTCTACGGTCTGGCCGTCGCGGCTGTCATCGCGGGAATTGGCGGCATTGGAATCCTGCTCGCTCGACTGCGCGGCAGAAACAACTGACGGATAGTCGGATGGAAGTCCCTTGGCCTGTTTTGGGCTGAGGGACTTCCTTTTTACTTGAGGAGACTATATAATTCTCTAGTAGATTTACTAAAAGAAGGGTTTTAGTTATGACTGTCACGGCACCGGTAGACACTATGGTTCCCATCAGCGACTTCAGTAATGGCAAATCCGCCGCCGCGTTCGCCAAAGTAAAGGACAATAATCCGGTAACAGTAGTGACATTCTCCCCCGCCTGTAGAGGCGGGGGCTTCCTGCTCAAGAACCCCATCGGGTTCAGTATCGACAGGCTATCCCCACATGCCCTGTGGTTCGCACGGTTTTCTAAGAGTTGTGCTGCTCGACGGTTCTTCTCGCCTCATCCCTGATGTTCAGGGCGGCGTTCACGTCACGGTCGTGGATGACGCCACATGACGGGCATGTCCATTCGCGGATGGACAAGTCCTTGGTCTGCGGGTTCCTGTAGCCGCAGTCATGGCATAGCTGGCTCGACGGATACCACCTGTCCACCCGCACCAGCTGTTTGCCCTGACGTGCGAGCTTGTATTCCAACAGGTCGCAGAACATGCCGTATCCGTTGTCCAACGCGCTTTTAGCCAGTCCGCTTTTCGCCTTGCGTCCGTTGCGCAGAAAACGTCCGGGATGTTCCATGTCTGGCTTGGGCTTGGGTCTGGCGGTCATACCTTTCAGGTTCAGCGTCTCGACCGCCACCGCGTCGTATGTCTTCACAAGGGCGTTCGCCTTCTTATGCTGCCAGTCGCGCCGTTGGTCGGCGGTCTTCTCATGCAACCGGGCGACACGACGCTTCTGCCTGCGCCAGTTGGCGGAGCCTTCGGTCATACGGGAGAGCCTGCGCTGTTCCAGTGCGAGCCTGTCCTGTGTCTTCCGATAGTATCCCGGGTATTCCGCTCTCTTCCCATCACTGGAAACGTACAGGCCGTGCGACGCGTAGTCCAGTCCGACGATGTTCACGGGCTTCACCCGCTCGGGCGTTTGGGTCTCGCGCTCGAACAGGATGGTCGCCATGTACCTGCCGGACGGGCAATGCTCTACGGTGGCGGATTTCAGTTTCCAATCGTTGGGAATATGCTTGTGCTGGCGCACCGCCAGCCATCCGAGTTTCGGTAGTTTCAGCCTCCTTGCATTGTCGTCCAGTCTGATGTTGCCGCCGATGCGGTTGGTCGTGTACGACGCCTTGCCGCGACGTTTCGACTTGTATTTCGGGAAGCCCTTGCGTCCATTGTCGAAGAAACGACGGTACGCCTTCTCCAAGGCGAGCTGGGCGTTGCACAACGCCATGCTGTCCACCTCGCGTAGGAACGGGTATGTGTCCTTGTACAGGGCGGGCGTGGGGCGGCATGATTGCCAAGTGGTCTGATAGTGTGCGATGCGGGTTTCGAGCATAAGATTGTATACGAATCTCACGCAACCTATAGTGCGGTCTATCTGCCGCGCCTGTTCCACGGTCGGGTATGCGCGAAACCTGACGGCGATATGGGCCTTCGTCTTCTCGCTCATATCCGGTTCTTCTCGCCTTGGTTCTCGATGTACTTGCGTATCACCTCAACGGGCGCTCCGCCCGTGGTCAGCAAACAGAAGCTACGGCTCCAGAAATATTCTTTCCAAAGCTTCCGCCTGATTTGCGGATACTCCTGTTTGAGCAGTCGGCTGCTGGCGCTCTTGTACGCGTTGATGAATTTCGACAGTTCGCTCTTCGGCTGGGCGCGGAACAGGACATGCACATGGTCGATGTCGTGATTCCATTCCTCCAACGTGATGCCATAGTTGGGTGCGATGTACTCGAATATCTCGCGTGCACGGTCGGAGATTTCGTCATCGAACACTTTGCGACGGTATTTCACGACGAGCACGAGATGGTAGTGCATGAGGAACACCGAATGATGATTCGACTCCAATTTCACTACAAACACCTCGCTTCTCGATATATACGACTGAATACCAGTATAACACACGGGAAAGCCGATTCATCCCCCGCCTACGCTAACGCTAATAGGCGGGGGAATCCTCGTCAAAATCAGTTGAAACGGTCCGCCCGCGCAATGGATTGTTTCGGAAACGAACGGGAGGACGCCACGACGGTATCGGACGTGGTACCAACCGCCAATGCGGGCGAAACCATTATGGCAGATGGGAACAATAGGCTGACGGTCACGCCGACGGCCGTGAGAATCTTTCGCGTACTCATAGTCTCATGCCTTGTCTTAATTGGAAGCGGGGTCGAATTCCACCTGAAGAGTCTGGGAATACAGGTGCACTTCCAGAATCAAGGACGCGAACGAGAACACCGAAGCCGCCATTGGCGACGGTCAAAGCCGTTCTACCGGCATTGCCGAACGAGGGCGTATCCCGCAGCCGAGAACCTTCGGGAACCTCATCGTGGATGAGCTTGCGGTCGAGTTCCAGATTCGCTATATCCTCGTAGGCTTCGGCATCGCCCATGGGCGGCATGCGGCGCACGTCCGTCATGGCGACGCCATCATGCACGTGCGCAGTGCAGATGACCGGCTTATCAGGTGTGATGGTTCCGTCCTGCTCGAACCAGCATGAATGTCCGGGCAGGACGGACTTGCTGTTTCCCCTAACCGGGTCTCCACCGTCGGTACCGTAGACGGCATGACGCCGGTTTGTTCCAGTGAAGATGGTCATAGTGCCGCCCTTGTTGCCGACGACCGTCCAGTCGATTTTTTCGACGCACAGGTCGCTTATTTCTTGTGCGGCTTTCTCGTCTAACATGTTTCTGAATCCTTATTTTTCGTACGGGTTTACCTCTCCGAACTAGTAGTGGATGAACTGCAACTGCGAAGCCTGTTCGGCGGTGAACGTGCGGCTGAACGGTTTGCCATTGTATGCGCTACCGCATTCGGACGTGGTGATTGAACCATCCGCGCCCACGGACTCGACTATCCCCACATGGCCGTACGTACCATCGGACTGGTATTGGCCGCGTTGGAAGCAAATCACGTCGCCGACGAGGGGAGTGTCGTCCACCCAATAGCCGAGTCTCCTCGCAGTGTCCGCCCAATCCGCGCCATTGCCCATGTGGGAGCCTGCGGGCAGGCCCAACTGGTGTCGGCGCACGTAAGCCCACCAAGTGCATTGGCTGAACTCGTACGCGTTGCCCGTATCCCCGGTCGCATGGTTCGGATTGAAGCCCTCCGGCGTATGGCCTTCGTCGCGTCCGTTAATCAACGATTTGACCACCGGATTGTCGGCGCTGATGACGGTCAGCTTGCCAGTCACCCCATCGGAGTCTGCCATGCTCCAACTGCCGTCATTGCTGGTGGCCTTGTAATCCTTCAAAGCCTCACGCGGGGAGCCACGGGACGCGGCACCGGTTTCGGTCAACGTGGCTCGTGTGACGGCGGTGCTCGTGTCGAACGGTTTCGCCTCCGCGTAGGCGCTCGGCGTCGGCTTCAACATGAGCATCGACGTTCCGGCGGCGGCGAACATCCCGGCAAGCAGACAGACGGCTATGCGACGTTGAAACAGCCTACGTCTGCGTTGCATGACCCTAGTGGGAGCCTTCTTATGTGCGGGTGAACCCAATTTAACACTCCGATTCTTCCTGTGCGGAGAAGAACTGCGGGCCGCCGATGCACTTGTCGAACTGGTAGGTGTCCGGAGTGCCCATCATGCGACGAAGCAACGGCGCATGCTTGGTGACAATCCTGTTCTTGAACAATCCGCCCACGGAATCCCAAGTCACGTTGATGGTCCTGCCGGAATCGTTCTCCAACGTGGCCTTATGCACTGGTTCCTCCCAGCCCGGCGCGGTGTGTTCTCCGGCGGGGAGATAAAAGAAGCTTATATGCTGTCCCTTGCGGATTTCCGCCGGATACAACGTGTTATCCATGAATATTTTTATCGACGCCACTTATAGTTCCTTTGAGTTCGGGGGTTATCGTTCCAATTCAATGGTACCGGCTGTTCGACGTGGCTGAACAGGAAAACGCGCCATTCGTACGCGCTTTTGGGTTGGGGAACAGGATTTTGATATTTCGTTTCTGACATAATCTACATTATCGGCGTCGTATAATCAAACCAATGACACATTGGCACTTCCCTGATTCTTGGAAGTGCCAATGTGTCATCCCGCGCTTTTTGTGGTCAGAATTCCGGTTCGGCGTCCTGTCCCGTTGGTGCGGGATTGTTGGCCGGAAGCGACCATGGGTCGTCCGATGGAGCCGTTCGGAAGTTGTCCGCACCGTAATTGTTCGGGTTCTGGTAGACCTGCGGGCCGTTCGAGTTCTGGTGGTTCTGCGCATTGTTCTGGAACGTCTGTCCGTTGGCGTGGTTGCCGCCGTCGTATCCGCCGTTGCGTCTCGGGTTCGGCATGACCTGTGCGGTGGCGCGTCGGAGGCTTACGCCGATGTTGGTGACGGTGAATTCCACCGTCGAGCGTTTCTGTCCGGTCTGCTGGTCGGTCCAACTGTTCTGTTTCACGTCGGCCACCGCCACCACTTCCATACCTTTGCGGAGTGTGGAGATGATGTTGTTGCCGAGTGTGGTGTCCCACACTTTGCATCGGGCGAAAAGCGTCTGCCCGTCTTTCCACTCGCCGGTCTTCTTGTCCTGATAGCGGGTGCCTTCCGCAATGGAGAATTCAACCAGATTGGGGTTGCGCTGGTTGCGTTGCGGGTCGTCGGTGAGTCGGCCTTCGAGAATCGTGGTTGGGATTGGCATGTGTGGGCCTTTCATTAGATTTTGTGAACTATCCCAGTATAGCAGATATTGTTGCGAGGTCAGGAAAATGTCGTGGGAGATAAGGAACTAGTTGTAAGACATTCTCAACGGAATCGACTACTGTTTTTTTCTTCTAACTCCCCAAGCAGTTCTTCCGTCTCTCGAAGATAATTACGAATGCCCTTCGCGGCAGTCAGTCGAGAGAACAGCTCGTTGTGAGACGATAGTCTGACGGCAATTACCGTGATAGAAGACCCCGCCACCCTGTACACGAGCAACACGTCCTTACGTACATGCAGTTCCCTGAACCCTTTCCATTGACCAACCAACGCGTGGGCTCGATATTTAGTATCCAGAACGTCTCTATCGTTGGACAACAGAGCTTCGAACACCTCATTCAGAGACGACAGGTCGGTATGTCTTTTGCTCAGGCTCTTATAGTCTCTCGTGACATTCTCCCCCGCCTCTACAGGCGGGGGAGAATGTCACAGAGTCCGTCAGCACCGACGTGCAGTCCGATGCGGATTGGGGTGGCGTTGAAACGTTGAACGTGCCGCAAACCAAATCCCAAGCCGAAAAAGACGCGGAAGCCAAGGCTCGACAGGAGGAGGAGGCCCGCAAGCAGGCTCAGGAGCGGGCGGCACAACAGGCCCAAGAACAGGCCCTCCGACAGGAGGAGGCCAGTCGAAGCGCGGAACGGACCGACATCAATCCCCCAGTGTCCAAAACCGGACAGGCCGTAGCCGAATACGCCATGCAATTCAGTGGATACCCGTACGTGTATGGCGGCAACCAGCCGTCCGGGTGGGATTGCTCCGGCTTCGTCCAATACGTGTTCTCCCAATTCGGTGCCAGTCTCCCTCATCAGTCGGGTAGTCAAATGAGCGTAGGCTCTCCCGTCTCGTCATTGGCGGAAGCCCAGCCGGGAGACATCCTCGTCAACTCTCATCATTCCGCCATTTACATAGGCAACGGCATGGTCATGAACGCCATGAACCCCGTACAGGGCACCCAGATTGCGAGCGTCGCGGTCATGGGTGGCGGTTATTCGATTAGACGCGTGGTCTGATGGAAAATACCTTAAGCTGGAAAATATCAACCTCTAATTTGAAAGGCGTCACAACATGAGCGACCAGAACTACAACCCGCAACCATACCAGCCGCAGACCCAACCACAGTACCAGCAACCCCAATACGCACGACCGCAGGCCAACCCTTATATGGCAAACCAACAGTACGCGCAGACCCCGCAATACGAGCAACAACAGTACATGCAGTACCGGTACGGCCAGCAACCCTACATGGGCCAGCGACCCGCCGACACCGGTTCGTTCGGCTGGGCCGTGTTGGGGTTCTTCTTCCCCATCGTCGGCCTCATCCTATTCCTCGTCTGGAAGACCGAGAAACCGGTCAGCGCGAAACAGGCGGGCATGGGAGCACTCGTATCTGTCGTCGCCGCAGTGGTTCTATGGTGTTTGCTTATTGTGTTCGCCGCGATAATCGGTAGCGCCGTCACATACTGAATTTGACGTCCTGAACCGTAAAAACCTGCTATTAGACAAAAACAACCTTGCGATACTTTACGATGAATGTTGGAAGCCGACAGTCGGTTCCTATCCAAAACGAGGATAAAGGATTGGAATAATAGACAATTCCGTTTCAATCCTTTCCTTGTTCCCCTAGAAGCAAGGAGAGAAACAGTGACCATGCGACAGCCGCAAGTCAACGTGAACATCAACCAACCGGCCACACCGCAACAACCCATGGTCCCGCCGCAACAGACCCCAATCCGGCAGAGCAGTCTCCGAACCAAACGTAGCCTGCTCAAATACGTGCTCCTCGGTATCGTCTCCCTCGGCGTCTACGACATTTGGCAGATGAGCGAGGTCGGTACCACGTTGAACCTCATCGCCACACGGCGTGACGGCAGACGCACCATGCACTACTGTCTCATGTTCTTCCTCATCGGCTGGTTGACCTTCGGCGTCGGCTGGCTCGTCTGGTATCACAAGCTCAGTGGACGCATCGGCGACGAACAGGCCGCCCGCGGACTGCCGGTCACCGTCACCGCTGCAACCTACTGGCTGTGGAATGTCCTCGGCTCCCTCATCATCGTCGGACCGTTCGTCTACACGTACAAGCTTCTGCACGCCATGAACGACCTGTGCTCGGACTGCAACGTGCGCGGCTGAAAAAAGGAAGGAACGGTGCATCATGGCTACTTTCATTCTCGGACTCTTCATCGGCGCTCTACTTGGCATGATTGTCCTCAGCATGTGCGTGACAGCCTCACGGTCCGACCGCAAGGCGCTCGTTGAAACCCATGTAAGCGACGTCGAAGAGCATGTGGTCCAAGACAAGGAAACAGCTGAGAAAAATGCTTAACCTGAAACAGGATATTGCGCGGAGTGTCCGTCTGACCGTTCCAAGCGTTTTGGCGTTGGCGCTCCTATCCGTCGGCGCACCATCCTACGCGAACCCCGCCACGGGCAGCATCCCGGTCGGACGGTCGGCCACGCAGGTGTTGAGCACGCTCACGGTCGGAACGAAATCCAACGCGTCCTCCGACCGTAAAAGCCACCAGTGGAACAAGGTGGACGGCAAGACCGGCAACTACACGACGAGAGACCTCGTGTTGGAACGTGATATGAGCGACGTGACCCATAACGCTCGCGGCAACGTGAACACCGGCACCCTATTGGAACCGTACACAGGCAAGACCATCCACTTCCAACGCGGAGCCTCGAACAAGTCCGAGGGCGGTAGCGCGTCAAACCGCGACGGTGGGATACAGATAGACCATGTGGTCGCCTACGCGGAGGCATACCGTTCCGGTTTGAACAGGCTCTCGTTCCAGCAGCGGGACTCCTACTATAACGACCCCGACGTGCTGCTCGCATCCCAAGCGGAAGCCAACAATGTGAAGAAGGACGGCACCATCGCCGAATGGGAGCCGTCCAACCAAGCGTTCCAATGCGATTACGCGAGTCTGCAAATCGGCATCAAGGCAAAGTACGGACTGACGGTGGACCAAAGGGAGCATGACGCGTTGGCGAAAACGTTGGCTTCATGCCCGTCCGAGACCATCATCTCCACCGGTCAGGTGAGACAACGGCTGGCGGGGGAATCCGGGTCGGGCAATATCGGTGGCTCCGGCAACGGCCATGCGTCGAGTGGAAGCCATGTGTCAACGTCCGGGAGGGGCTGGGTCAGGAATCTGTTCGACGGACTGCTGAAACGGTTCCTCTGACATCGAGGACGCCGAAGTGGGTCTCGTGAAGTATCGTCTTCGCCCCGTCGTCTTTACGGCGGGGTTTTCTTCTGCCTCTTTACCATGCTAAACTGGAATCACTTACATTTATTAGTGGTTTACCCCAGCTTTAAAAGGCGGGGCTTGCGCCGCCAGTTCGGTCAACATGCTGAAGGCCGAATGGTGCGACTTGTGCGGAAGACATGCCATCCGCATCGTGTTCAGCCCGGAAGGGCGGCCCGTTGGCATGTGCGGCCAATGCAAAACCCGTACCTAGACTAGGGGGTCGCGTGAACTACAGCAAATGCGATGAAAACCTCGGCATGATGCTCGACCGGTTCGGGGCGGAGAACGCCATATTCCTGTTTTTCAAGGACGGCAACGCGTATTTCGACCCGAAGGTCTCAAGGCCGGGGAACTGCGCAATAACCGGTATATCCGAAGCCTGCACCGCATCTGGAAACGCAAGTCGCGGATTGCCGGATGGCGTGGCTGGGAACTGGGCGTGGACACGCCGTTCGACTCCCGCGCATACAAGCGCCTGAACGAGGACGAACAGCTCCGTCTGCTTTCGCAACTTTCATTCGCCAAGAACACGGTGAGATACGTCGAGCAGATTGCCGACGCCGGGGACAGTGGTCTTGTCGATGATTTGGCGTCCGCCATGAAAGCGGTTCACGCCCGTTTGGAGGAAGCCGCTGAACATACCGACCTCCCCCGGTACGCGACAAGACCGAAACCGAGGGTTGATAGTGTCAAACCCTAATGGTTCCAACGGTTCCGACACGCATAAGGGTTTGACCGGAACATCATATTCCGTATACTTGATGATGCGTTCGACCGGTGGGTTGGACGCCTCATAATTTGACGACTATCTGCGTAAAAAGACTTCCGTCTTTTTCTCCTTTTGGTCTGGCTTTTTATGTGTGGACATTCGAAGGCCCCGCCACTGTGCGGGGTCTTCGTTTACTCGGACGCGGGTCAGAACGGATTGCCGTTCGTTCCAGCAACCGGCATGGACGGCTGTTCGGACGATTCCACCATTGGAACGTCCACGACGTTACGGCTCCCCGATTCCAAGGATTTCCTGCACGGAAACACCTTCAAGATTCTTAGTCGAGGATTCCCCGCCTAAGAATCTTGAACCGTTCCTTGAATCTGCGGGGCGGAGTGCCCGATGAATCGAACTGCATTTGCAGACTGCTCCAAGGGATTAGAACAGGCTTGCTGATGTAGTAGGTTCTGCGGGCGAGCCACTGGTAGATGTCCAACGCTCTGTAGGATTTTCCTAGATTCATCACAATCTCCCGATTGAGAGGAACGGGGTTCTCATTGAGGATTTCCCACATAGGCTCGGAGAATCCGATATACGAGCCTATCTTGTATTCGTCGGAGTTTCGGTCGAAGCATATGTGCGTATAGTCGGCAACGACAACATTGATGGCGTCGTGGACGGTTCTCCCCTGCTCGTCCTTGAACCAATTCGGTCACTTGGAAGACCGTGCCGCCCAGATTCTCCAACATGCGGGTAACTTGTCCACGCTGCCCGTTGGCTGCTATTCCCGTGTTCTTGCAGAACGAGTTGAAGGTTTCGTCCAGATGGATTGTCTTGTTTTCGAAATCGACCATGGGGAACCCTCTTTTATGAGGGTCTGCGCATACAGGAGGAACAGGCGGGGTATCTTCCCGTAGGCCCATTGCCCGTTTCTTGGAGTGGTTGTCATCGAGACTATTCCGTTGCCTCGGTGCAGGCAGGGGGTGTCGGGTTTGTCGACTGGAAGCAGTGAGACCACTGAAGAGAGGTTGGCTGTGTAGGTGATTGTCTTATTGCCGGGGTCAATGATATTCTTGTGCATGTAATCGGGCTTCCTTATCGTTGACCGATGCTATTCCTCGTCTCGGGCATACGGGACGAGGTTTTTTATTTTCATCATAGCGGCGTCCTCGATGTTTTCGAAAACCGTGGTTGTTGTCTCTTACATTCGCGGGCAGAAGTCTTACATTCGCGGGCAGTTATAGCCTCTAAGCCCTTATGGGAGTAAGGCTGAGGACACCGGCAATAGTACAATAGATACAATAGTTTACATAAGTATTTGTGACGCCGAATTTCTAAATGCTCTGGAAAATAACAAAATCGGTTAATATCCAAAAAGGGATGAAATGTTTTTTACGATTTTTCCCAGTCGCGTCTCGTCGTTCTCGAAACCAGATACCTCGCATGCTATAGTGGAATGGTTTGCACAAAGGGAATGGCCTTCGACGTAAACAAGAAAACTGTTTCACTCAAAGCCCTCCCCCAAAGAACAAAACCGTTAAACTGGATATGTCCACAACGCAAACCCGTCAAAGGAACGAAAGCATGGAAAACGGCTCCCCGAACAGTCTGCCCGACTGGGCTGAAATCATCGACGGCGAACAGGCCAAGCCGGACGACGGTCCCGTCCGCAAAGGCGGACATGGCAAGGGAGGCCACGCACGCCACGGCAAGCGTGCGGCGGACAACGTTTCCACCGGCGAACACGTGCTCCAATGCTCCATCGGCATCGTGTTCACCATCGTCATCCTCCTCGTCGCCCAGATAGGATGGATGTTCTACGGGAACGACTTGGACTCCATCCACACTCAGATAGCCGACTCGAAGCACGTCAGCCTGAACCGGAACGTGGACTTGGACTCCACGCGGATAGCCCAACCCCAATCCGGGGAGCCGCCCGTTGACGGCACTTCGACGCACGGTCAGGTAATCGGCTGGATGTACATTCCGAAAATCGAAACCGGTTGGAAGAGGGCCATCCAGCAGGGTACCGACCAAGTGGTGTTGGACAATCAGGGCATCGGCCACTACGAGCAGACCGTCATGCCGGGGGCCGTGGGCAACAGTGCCTACGCGGGGCACCGCACGGGCGGCGACTTGGGTTACGTGGACAGGTTGCAGGCGGGTGACGCCATCGTCATACAGACCGCCGAACACTGGTACGTGTACAGGATGACCGAGGGCTGGGTCACCGACCCGACCGACGTGGGAGTCCTCGACACGGACGAGTCCGACCCCGACGCCCGCGAACTGACGTTGACGACATGCCACCCTATGAGCGCTTGGGCCGACGAAAGCGTCAAACACAGGTACATCGTCCGCGCCCGCTTCTCCTATTGGGCGAACGTGTCCGACGGCATCCCCGCCGAACTGAGCACCGCCGACGCGAACCCGGTCGGGAAGGCCGGATACAAGTGGCAGCAGACCGTCCGCGCCGTCAGCACCTACGCTCCCGCGAGCCTGATGTTCGGCGTGGCGCTGCTCGCCGCGTGGGCCATCCTGAACGGCCTGTGCTGGCTGCTGTGGCACAAGGACCGCGAGCGCAAGCCGTCGTCGTGGAACGTGCTGGTGTTGTCTTGGCGATTGCAGCAGGGCGTGTTGCCGTTGCGCGTGTTGAACCTGCTGTTGTTCTGGGGTGGGTTGCTGTTGCTGTTCTGGTGGGGTGTGGGGCCGCGTTTCTGTTCGTGGTTTCCGTTCCTGCGATGGGTTGGGGTTCCCGCTGTTTCGTTCTGACCCGGTTTTGGGTTGTGTTTTTTGGTGATTGGTTATTCAAGGAGGTGGCCGTTTATGCGGCAAACGTATCTGACCAGTGACAATCCGGACGTGGTGGCGCGTCTGCGTGGGGACTGCCGTGAGTATGCGCGTCAGCGTGAGTTGGAGGCGTGGTTCGAGTCCACGCATCATGTGCGTATCGCGTGGCGTGAGGAGGCGGACGGCAGGCGTACGGTCGAGGGCGTGAAGGCCGCGGCGTCCAAGGGGACGTTGACCGTGCGGGGCAAGGGTGATTTGAAGGGGCATTGGCTCATGCCGATGAACGGCGTGTACAGGCCGTGCAGGGACAATGGCGAGGTGTGGCGTATGCTCCGCCAGTTCGAGTGGCGTCCCGACGCTGTTCCGGGCGTGGTCAGTTCGTACACGTACACGCCGTACGTGGACCTGTTTGTCGAGGATGGCAGGGCGTTTCTTTCCATGCCGGTGGAGAGTTGGGACGAGTCGTTGTGGCGGAAGACCACGAGGGGCGTGTTCCGCGGGGCGGGCCAACGGTTCAACGGCGACATGGCGGAGGCGGGGTTTTGAAATCGGATTTGCTGGCCGGCGTGTCCGCCGTCTCGGGGCTGGTGGCGTTGGCGTTGTCCATGGCGTATTCCACGTGTGTCGGGCATCCTTATCTTCTGGGCGATGGTAAGGCCAAGAGGGTGGGTTTCTGGTGCGTGTGCTTCTCCCTGCTGACGGCTTTTCTTGAGTTCGTCCGGTTCGTCGGGTCGGGCGGGGTTCTTCCCCTGTTGTGCGGCCTGCTGTGGGCGGCCACGGCCTTGGTGTGGAAGTGGCTGTGCCTCAACGACGATGACGGGGGCATGAGTTTGGGGGGCGGGGCGTGTTCGACGCGCTGACCTTCCTGTACGTGGCCGCGTTCCTCCTGTTCGTCGTGGGCGCGATGGTCTGGACGGTTGGCCGGAGACGGGCGGGGAAGCGTCCGGGTAAGGGCCGTGTGCCCCGTTGGGTGCGGCTGGGCACGATAGTGTGCTCTCTGATGGTCGCGTTGCTGGAGGTGTGCCTGTTCGTCGGCAAATGGGGTTTCCTCGAAGGACTGTCGTGCGTGCTGTGGATTGTGGTGTCGGCGTTGTGGATTGCCGAATACCGTTTGGAAAGAAACCAAGAGAGGAAGGCGGGCTGAATGCTTCCATTCCGTAGGTTCAAAGACGACGCGGCTGTGCTCGACCAGTGTGTGACGATGATTGAGGACACCATTCACGACATTGAGGAATACGTCAACAAGGACGAGCGTAAGACCGAGTCCTTGACGGAGACGCTTTCTCACTTGATGGACGTGTATAGCGAGATGTTGGACGTGTTGGAAGACGATGACATGACCGTGAATCCGCGACTGCACTATCGCATGTATCCGAGGGTTCGCGCCTATATTCGGGACTCATACAATCGCTGCCAGTCGGCGGTGGAACGGTTGGCGCAGTTGGCGAGCGTTCAGGACGAGTTGGATGGCATCGAATGTTATGCGAACGGCGAAGTGGATTTCGACGACGACTTCTAAAATATATATGTTCCGATGCTATAGTGGATTCGTTTGCATTGAAGGGGAATCTGAAAATGTCTGACCGGATTGACACTCCCGTGATTTCAATCACGGGAGTGTCAATCTCTACTTCCGACTGAAGTCGGAGGTTTTACGGCGTGACACATAAATTGTCTCACTGTTCCTTCGTTTTGGGCGGTTATGTGTTCCGATGTGTTCGCATGCCGGATGCTCCCACGTGGTTGACGCCACCTCTTTTGCCTGTTATACTGGTAGCGTCCACATATAGGCTCGGTTAGTCATTCACCAACCCTGCCCCGCATCAATAACAACCAGAAGGAAACACCTATATTGGGTATCGAAATCTACGAACAGGACAAGTACGCAACCCACGTCGTCACCAGCAAGGGCGAAATCAAATACGAGTGCAGTGCCCGCAACGTGGCCGAAGCCATCGTCAAAGAACACAACAAGCATGACAGCGGGGAACCATGGCATGTCGGTACCACCGTCACCTTGGTCAGCGCTAAGAACATCGCATGGCGTGCCGAAGCACTCATCGACTGGGATAAGGTCAAGACCGGCAAGAACACTCCCAACAAGTGCGTGAAGGTCACTGCTTCGGAAACCCAGACGAACTTGCAGGAAAGCAAGCCGAAGGTCAGCGCCACCTATCTGTTGTCCGACGGCGACAAGCCGGAAAACTACATGCGTTGGCATGCCACGGCGTCCGATAAGGATGTCGCCATGGTGTTGGCGAAACAGGCGGCTGTCAAGGCTTTGGAAGCTTATCTTGAGAAGATTGGCAAGACCGTCAAGACTTCGGTCAAGCCGACCGTAAAGCCGTCCGGGAAGGCTGTCAAATGAGCGGCCAGAACAAAGCTGAAGAGAATCCGGATGAAGAGTATCTGCTGGACGCGCTTCGAAACTTAGGCCCCACGCCAATCGAGGAGCTTATCGACAAGTCCAGCATGGACGACGGGTCGAAGAAACAGTTCCATGAATCACTGCGAGCGCATGATTCCGATGTGGCGCGGGAGCAGTCGGTGAAGATTGCCGTCGGTGAGGCGTTGTTGGAATTGGACAGGTTGCGTGAACGGTTGGATGAAATCAGCGCGTTGACCGTGTGGGATTCCAGTCGGGCGTTGTCCGATGCTATTCCTTCCGTCGAGGCAATCCGCGTCATCCTCAAGCAGATACGCGGCCATGACAATAGTTGTGTGGATTCCGGTTCTCGAATCCGTTATCGTCTGGTGTGTGATGTGGACGGTGGTATCCTGCCGTTGCTCGGTCAAATGTCGGACGGGGCTGATGGGTTGGTGTATCTGAAGAACGTGCTTGACGCTTGCAAGTCCGCCAATATCGAAGGGAACCCGCGCATCCAGTACGCGTATGCGACCGGTTGGAGGGACTTGAACTGAAATGTCCAAGTTCGACAAGACAGCCGTGTACGGGAGGGAGAATCCGTTCATTCCCTCCCCTGAGACCATGGACGCGTTGAAGGACGCGCTCATCGAGGAGGCTGACGAGCGTTCCGACATGCTTATCGGAATGACCACCGCGCCTGATGGGAGGAAGGTTCTTCGTCGTCAAAGCGCGGGGCGCAACACTGGATGGCGTTCCCTTATCGGATTGCGTTATCGTATCCAGACCAAGGAGGAGGCCGACGAACTCCGTTTGGATTATCGTCGTTTCTTCGAGGGGTACGTGGAGCGAACCGACAAGAGCGAGCGTCGTAACCTGTTGGATTTGGAGCATAAGACCGTGGACGGCGCGTACCGTTACACGGTGGAAGGCGTGGTGGCTGACTGTGAGGAGACGAGCGTATCGAACGGGTATGTGTCCCGCCTGTGTCTGATGTTTCCGCATGTGGTGAATTCGGATGGTTCTCAGACGCTTATCGACTCGCATATTTGGCTTGCCACGTTCGTGAAGAACACTGTTATCCGTCCCGACCGTATCGAGCCTCATAATGGTTCCGCCGACCGGCTGATGACGATTCGGTTGGGTGACACGTTGCGTGTGGACGCCGGATTGTGTGCGTATACGGATAAGCGTGGCCGTCACCGTTTCGGATTGGCGGATTGGACTCCGTTGGACTCGCATTTGAGGTATCTGCAACTCCGTTCGGATGGTACCACCACTCCGCGCGTGGTCAGCGAGCGCCTGTGTGGGCGTGAGTATGATATCTGCTGGTTGGAGCGGGATGGTAGGCCGGGTTTTCGTTCGGTGATGTTGGATGGGTTGAATGCTCGTGTGAAGGCGGGTTGGAGTTCGTATGATTGGCGTCATCGTCCGTTCCTGTCGGATGGTGATGGGTTCCCGTCCGTTTGTCTTGACCAGTATTTGACTCTTGACCCGTATAAGGGTGAGGCTCACGTGGTGTCCCGTTAGTCGGATTGAGAGGATTTTTGTGTTGAGGAATTGTCTTAAGAAAGGTTTCCGTCCGGTGGCCGTATTGACTGTGGCGGTTCTGATGTGTTCTCTAGGTGGATGTTCGGACAGTGAGTCGGGTTGGTTGGAAGGCCGAGCGTTCACCATGAACGCGTATAGCAACACCGGTGAGCTGACGTTGACGAGTCATGCCGAGAAAATCGGGTTGGACGGCAATGTGACCACCGACTCCCGTTACTACGGCATCGGCACCAATGGTTCGGTTTCCTCCGGTTCGACCGATTCCCTGTCTTCGGTCATTACCGTGACCCTTGACGGCAGGGAGTTGGACTCCTGCGGGGATACGCTCATCTTCACCGAAGATGGGTTGGAGCCGGTCAAGGATTTCGCCGCCGACGCTCTCAAATCTCAGGATACGGAGAAGACGACCGGTACCGGTTCGACGTCGCAATTGTTGAACCGGTATAAGGATTCGTTTGCCAAGAAGCATGTCGTGGTCATCAAAAGCCAAACGGGAATGCCGATTGAAGCGTTCAACGGCGACAGCATCAAATGGGATATAGACGACAATCTGCCCAAAACAACAAGACTCATGGTTGATGGTAAAACGATGTATATCCATCGGGCGAACTTTCAAATCATGGATAAGGATTCGTTGCAGTGAGCCACGATACCGAACCGGAGGGGGCCAAGTTGGTTAGCATCGTAGAGAGGGAAGCCGAGGAAGCGTATCCCACCCAATATTGGGATGATTCCGATATTAAGAAAACGTTCGAGGCCGATAGTGACGATTTGCAGGAAGCCTACGTGAACGGGCGTCTCCACCCCGCTTGCGGGGAGGAGATAGAAGCCGTGGCGAAATATCTCATGTGGTCGGACGAACTCCCGCGATGGAAGAAGACCTACGGGACGACACCCGACGAGGACTTCTTCTGGAAGCGGGCTGAAACGGTCGGCACACGCGACGGATACCTGACGTTAGCCAAGGAGCTTTTGGAAATCGCACGAAAGAAAATCGAGGAGGGACTAAGGTGATTCGACTGGCCGAGACACGGGAAAAACTCATCGCCGTCGATTTGGACGACACCTTCACCGACCATACGGGCGCGTTCCGCGAGGTATTGGCCCAGCTTGGCATCAACGTTCCCGACGGGTATACGAATCGTGTCCTTCCGGTGTTGGGGGCTTTTCTGGCCTACTAGACACAAACTATGCTATAGTGGACGTGTTCACACATAAAGGGCCTTCAGACAAAGGAAGAAGCAAACCATGGACACGTCCACCACCTTGGAGGAACAGATACAGGCTTTGATGGATTCGCTGGCCGACACCGCACTATCCGCCGCCGAGTCGCGCCATCAAAGTCAGGCCGGAGAAGCCCACCTGCTGTACGCGCTCTACCGGAACGACGGACTCGTAGGCTCGATGCTTCGAGGCTACGGGTTGGAATCCTCTGAAATTCGGCTCCTCATGTCCGATATTCCGAACCGTCCGTTGAAAATGGGAGAAGACCCGGTATTGTCTTATTCCAGCCGTCACATATTGCACGATGCCCACGACGCGGTGGAAGTGTTGCGCCACGTGCAACGTGATAGTCATGTCGAACTCCTGCTCCGCGCCCATGGCATCGAACTGCCCGAACATCAACCCACTCGGGAGCAGGTCGAGGCGGCGTCAAGAACCGGCGTCAACCTAGCCCAGACCGTCAGCCCCAACCGTGGGCGTCAGGTCGGTGTGGATTATCTCTCCTACACTCGGCTCATGCTCGAAGCCGCGTTGAACTGAACGAAACCAGCCGAAAGGAATACCCATGGAAAACACTGAGATGAAAAACGGGGAGACGGACGCCGTGGATGCAATCATCGCATGGTTGGACGAGCGGATAGACAGGACGGAAAAGACCATGTCCGCCGGTGAGGACGATTTTTCATGGCTTGCCGACCGTGAATACCTGCAAGCCTACCGAAACGCCCGCTCACACATGACAGCCCTGCGCGGCACGGACGAATACACGGTGCGACATCTGGCCGAATGGTGCGGGATTCGTAAGAGGGAGGCGAAGAACAGTCTGCAACGACTGTTGGAATCAAACATCCCGTATGGAGATGATTCCATCACCTGCGCCGATTCGAGAAGGTTCGCCTACCAGACAATCATCGACCGTTGCGAAGAAGAAGACAAGGAGGTTCGGAAGTGACCAATACGACAATCAGCGACATCGTCCGGTACGCGGACAAGACCGCCCGCGAACGGAACGTGAAGTGGATGGACACGACCATCCTGCTCAAGGCCCTCATCTGGTCGGCCAGTGAAGCCTATCGCATTCTCCAACGTGGCGGACTGGGGTATTCGGAAGACAACCCCGACTATCTGACGAGATTCGACCGAGAGCTGGTGAGATTCGACAACGAACCGTTGGAGGAAGGCGAGAAGCCACGGTTCACTCCGGTCGCCTTACGGTTGGTCGAGCATGCGAACAGCCCACTCGCATTGTTGAGGGCGATGCAACACACCGACTGCGAGGGCAATCTGATTCTCAAAGAACATTGGATATGCCCCCCCGAACATGAGCCTTCGGACGAGCAGGTGGAGCGTGCCGCCGAAGCCGGATACTTCCTTTCCGCCCGCTCCTACTTCTCCTACGGAAACCTGAAACCATGGGACAAGGTGAAGCAAGCGTCCAAGGAGAAATGGCGGGAATGGGCGCGGCTCATGCTCGAAGCCACACTCAACGGAACGGAGGAAGCATGGTGAAGAATCTGGATTGGCTTATCGACAAGCTCTGGCGGGTCGCCGACTACACGGAGTTCGAAGGTCGGGCGGAAGACCCGACCCTGAAGGCAGTGGAAGGAATCGAACAGTGAACGTCAACGGCGTGGACATCGAATACCAGTTCGACGGCGCGCACGACGCGCGTCAGACGGCTACGGGAGCTTTGATTGACGGCCATGGGGTGTAGCCGATGAGATGGAACATGTCCGGCTTGTAGTCGAACAGGCTATCCGCCTTGTCGATTTCCATATACGGCCACGGGCGTGGCTCGCGCGACAATTGTTCGCACACTTGTTCCAGATGGTTCAAATACACGTGCGTGTCGCCGCCGACCCAAATGAACCGTCCCGGCTCCAATCCGGCCTGTTGGGCCATCATCATGGTCAGCAACGAGTAGGAGGCGATGTTGAACGGTACGCCCAAGAACATGTCCGCCGACCGCTGATACAGTTGGCAATCCAGAAAACCGTCTCCACGCACGTGGAATTGGAACAGGGCGTGGCATGGCGGTAATGCCATTTCGTCCAATTCTCCCGCGTTCCATGCGGATACGATGATTCGACGGCTGTTCGGATTGTGCTTGATAAGGTCGAGCGCGTTCGACAATTGGTCTACCGTGGTGCCGTCGGTTTTATGCCATGAACGCCATTGGATGGGATACCCTTTGCCAATTGTTCCGTCCGGCAACACCCATTCATCCCAAATGTGGACGTTCTGCTTTTGCAGAGTGTTGACCTTGTTGTCTCCGGCAATGAACCACAACAGTTCCGCGATGATGCCACGCAGGAACACTTTCTTCGTGGTCACGAGCGGGAAACCGTCTTGCAGATTGAATTCCATAAGCGTGCCGAACGTGGACAACGTTCCCACTCCGGTACGGTCGTGAGTCAGCTCGCCTTCCAGTACGACTTGTCGTAACAGTCTCTCATATGGCTGGTCGCGTTCCAATGTTCCGGCAACATAGTTTTTAGCTTCTTTCGGTGTCATAGATTTTGTCCTTTCATCAGCCCATTGACGTCCTCCCCCGCCTTATGCGAGGCGGGGGCTTCCTGCTCAAGAACCCTATTAAACAATCTTGTTAAGTCCTCCGAATCGGCGGGGGGAATACAGCATACATCCCCGACTCAGCAAGTCACCGACATACTCCATGTCCACTCCACGCTCATTGAACGCCTTACGAGTGTAGACAAGACGATTCATGTTCGCATGAGACAGCACCCAACGCGCCAGCTCCGCACGTTCTGAATGGTCATTGTCGGCAATCGGCTTGTTACGTAACACAGCACGTTCCAACAGGTTGCGAAGACTCTTGACCTCAAGGTAATAGTCCGACTTCAACTTGAACATGTACCCATCAGCGTCGTACACCACCACGCCTTCACGGTCGGACCAGCGGCGTTCCTCGTCCAACATGTGCCACAGGCTCTCCCGCTGTTCCTCAGTCTGGAAAACAGCCAGAACTTCGGGACGGGCAAAGAATCTATCCGTATCAATCAAATCGTCGGCATCATAGTCGATATGGAAGTCAACGGTGTTCTTGATGGCGTGCAGGAACACGAGACGTGACGTATCGTACTTGATGATATGACGGTCGGAATCTTGGTCGATTACCTCAAAAGCCAAGGTGACGTTGGCGTCATGGGCGATGTTCCACAACGCCTCCTCCTGACCAATGTCCAACGTCTGCTTGAAAAGATGTTCGATAAGATACGAATAGTCGGTCTGACCACTCTTCGACCAGAAACGCCAAGAACCATCCTCACACGCGGACACCAAGCCGAGGAAACCGTTCTCCTTGCGTTCCACGCGCACTGGGAACTTGAGCCGCCTGTCAATGTTCTCCCGAGTGGTCTGCTCGTTCTCCCCAAGGTTGAAGAACTTCTCGAAACCTCGTGCGACAACCTTACCGTTCCTGTCAAGGAACAGTCCGCGAGCCTTGCTGGAATACTCGTCCCAACGCTGGTTTTTGAAAGCGTCACGGCTGAAATTGCAAGCGTACACGTCGTTCTCGCCCTTGACCGGACGGACGTTCACGTTATCGGAATCACGCATGAGTTCGAGCAGGTTCCTTCCATCCGTGGAAAAGTCAGCGAACCTGTCATTGGCCTTATGCGCACCCTGTTCCAACCACTTCAAGTAACGGTCGAGAGTCCACTTCCTACCATCTCTGAGCGGAGGCGTATCCAACTGGATGACACCGGTCAAATCACGTCCCTTTGCCGGGACTGCGGTATAACCGAACTCGGCATTGTCGGGAACACGGGTCTTGTCGTTCCACAGCAATCCCACGTCCACCAGCGCAGGGTCTCCGGACGGATTCATATGGTAGGTTCCGTCAACCTTCCTTACATGGATGTTGACCCAACGGCTTTCATGGTCAAGGTTTTCATGCCAAGTCTCATACTGGGTGCGCAGATATTCCTCCGGCACACGGTCGTTTTCCGGACGGGTCTGGTTGCGTTCCAACAGAACGTCCAACGGCGTGTTGAATGTGAAAGTCTCAACATGCGCCTTGTGGCGGACGGCAATCTGCACCTCGTCCACGCAGAAACGCGGGTTGACATGCTGGGAGTCGCTGATGACGTTCACGCCCTTGGAAAGCAGGTCGCTGATGATGGCATGCGCCTGACGGACGAGAATCCTGTTCAACTGTGGATTCATGGTCTCATGCCATGCCTGTCGGCCTCCGGCCATCATTTCTCGTAGTCCATCCAAGCTGACGATGACGGTGTTCGCGTCAACATGCTTGCGTGCCCAAGTGCTTTTTCCGGAGCCGGGTAGTCCTCTGAGAATGGTTATGGTGCTCAATTGTCTGTCTCCTTGTTTTGTAAAGCATTTTTATGTGAACAGTTCCACTATAGGTGATGTTTGCAAGACATGCAAACCGAAAAAATTCCCGCCACCCCCCTTTTCGGGGAACGGCGGGAATCCTCTACCGAACATGCATCAAGCTTCGAGGAACATACTCGTCAGTTCGGTTTCCGATACTGGATGCATATCCCACGCGTCCAACCCCACGTTAATTTCATTCCGGTTCTCGAACTCATGCGGAACGCCCGCATGGGTATGTCCGTGCAACAGGCGCATACCCCCACTCACCTGCGGTATCGCATACTGTCTAAGTTCTGGCTTCGCCCAATTCGACGCCACCCCGTCCATTGCCGGACGTTCGAAGTCCTCGCGCCATTGGAAATGACAGAGGAACACCGTCATGGACACTTCACCGTCCGTAATATCCGTCATACCGATACGCCCGATTTCACCGAACGCTTCGGTCAAATCCTTGAACCCTTTGCTTCTGCCATACAATACGTCATCATGGTTGCCGAGAATCAGATGCCTGTGATTGCGAGGGCAACGTAGACTTTTGACATGCATGAGCGCCTGATGGAGACTCCAAGCGCCGCCACTGCACAGGTCGCCCAGAATATAGAGTTCGTCGGTTTCTCCAACCGTCTCATTGATACGGTTGGTCACATCCATGTCGTGCCGATACCAGTTAACGCAATCCTTGACCTGCATTCCCGCGTTCTTGGCCTGCTGTTTGATGGTGTTGTCGGACGTGAAACCATGCTTCGCGTACCCGCGCAATGCGGCTACGAACGGGTGGGCGAAATGCGTGTCTGCGGTGAAATATTTGGTCATCGGTTTTTCCTTTTTCGGTGATTAATGTTCAGACGGCGGCTGCAACTAGGGAAAGCTTGGTCCAAGCCTTGTTCCAGAACTTGTACATCCAACCCTCTCCTTGACTTCCTCCCCACGGCTAAAGCCGGGGGATTCCTGTCGCGTGTAAGACTTTCTCATGTTATAAGAATCTTCCTTCACGTGTAGCAGGGGTTAGCGTTTCATCGGGGCTTGCGTCCGGCAAGGCTTTCGTCTTGACGGACGGGTGCTCCTCCACGCTTTCGGCACCGTCCATGCCGGTTGTGTGTATCGCGCGGTCGAGAATGTTCTTGGCCGCGTTAGTGTCCGCATTGTCTGTGAAACCGCAGTTGACGCAGTGGAAGACCGCTTGGCTCTCACGGTTCTCCTTGGCGACATGGCCGCAACGGTTGCAGGTCTGGGACGTGTACGCCGGGTTGACCAGTATGAGCTGGGTTCCGGCGAGACGAGTCTTGTATTCGAGTTTGTTCTGGATGTCCGCCCAACGGTTGGCGAGGATGCTACGGTTCAATCCCGCTTTGGCCGCCGAGCCGTTGCGCAGATAATATCCCGGATGGTTGGGGTCCTGTTTCGGTTTCGGCTTGCGGGTCATTTGCCGTGTGTCCAACGCTTCCAAGGCGATGAGGTCGCAGTCTTCGACCAGTCGGGTCGTGGTCTTGTTGACCCAATCGTCCTTGCGGTTGTTGATGCGACGGCGTATCGAACTCATGCGCTTCAATGTGAGTTTGCGTCGTTTCGACTGGAATTTCGCGGTTTTCCCACCACGTCGGCTGTTGGTCATGTCTTGTCGGGCGAGCTTGCGTTGCAGACGCAGATACTCTCGCCTCTCCCGTTCGGATGGTTGCGGCATGTCCAGCATGGTTCCGTTCGACAAGGCCAATGTGTGGACGCAGCCACGGTCGATACCGGTCTGCTTGCCGGTGGTATTCCGTCGGATGGGCGACGGCTCGTTGGTGAACGCCAGAGTGCGTTCCGTCCAATTCACCGCCACGCTCGTGTACTCCCTGACGGGTTGGCTGACGCGCACGTGGATGGAGAGCATCCAACGGCATCCCGTTTCGTCCGGCTTGCGGAATTCCTTTTTCACGGTTCCGGTGATTACGACCACGCCGCGCTTGCGTGACACCTGATGGTAGACGGCGTTGCCGGTCTTGTTCTGGTTGCGCCAGCATACGAAATACTGGGGGTTGCGTTTGCGGGACTTGAACCCCGGAACACGACCGCCATTAATCTTCTTGCGCTTCAATCCGGCATACCATTCCGAATTCTCCACGCGCATGGGACTGGCGAGAATAGCGGAGGGGATGCACGCGAGCCAAGAACACCTGATTCGAGCCTCGCTGTCCTTGAACGGCTCCCCGACGGTCGAGCCGCCCAAGGGAACGTCCACCCACATGCGCTCACGGGATTCCACGTCCTCCATGTAGCGGCGGATTGTCCGATGCTCCCGATGCTGGTTGAAACGGGTACGCCAACCATCGCACAGCCAGTCCATGATGCGCTCGGGATTGCGCGTCCAACAGTGGTTGCGGCATGAATCGTCGCCAAGGTACACGGACGCGCCCGCATGCCTGACTTTGATGATTCGTACCTTATGGCTCATACTATAAGCCTTACCACGGAAACAGTGATTAATCAAAGAAGTGGCGGCTTACCCCAGTCTTAAAAGACGGGGCTTGCGCCTCCAATTCGGTCAACTGTTTTTGTGTGAACACTTCCAGTATATCATATTTGTTCGATTATGCCAAAAGATTGGATACTCCACCTTTCCAGCAAAGTGCCCAATCTCAGGAAACAGGTCAGTCAACCAGACGATTCACAAACGGGGTACCATGCCCGTCCAGCATTAGGAATTCGAGCGGGTAGAAACGCTTCTTCCAATACTCCAACTGCTCGTCACTCAGGCTTTCGTTGTCACCGGTATTGGGATTAAATCCTGTGACCACGAATGTGTGGGAGATTAAATCCACAAGGGCGTTTTCGTCCCCTCCCTCGCAGACGTCGCCGACCACAATCGCGCGATTGAACTGCCAACGTCCGATTTTGCCCTCCTCGTTGCAGTAGAGGGTGGCATTTCCTTTGAGGTAGACCGGCTCAATATAACCGCCCACTTCATCCTGCAATGCCTTGAGGGTGTTGGGGATGGCCTTGACCAAAGGGTGTTCCCCTGCCTTGACTACGAGGACTTCGATGGTGTCGCTCATTTTCTGCTCCTTTTCAGGGGATAGGTTTTGCAACCATTTGTTTGTGCGAACAATTCCAGTATATCACGTTTTAAATAAAAGGCAAAATCCTGCGAAACCAACAACCAACAAACGCCCACAATACCATGGAAAATACTAAAAACCTCCACCACAAGAAAGGGACCAACCTTGGAAACCAAGGAATTCGAAATCTTCTGCAAAGAAGTAAAAGGCAACGAAGGCAACAAATGCCACTACCCCACACGCTTGGACACCTACGGATGCGGATGCCCGTCCAATCGAACGACTGTTGCAATCTACGACGGACAAGCATGCCGCCGTTGGGAACGGCAAATGGTGGGTTTCGCAAAACCATAAAAGCAGAGTAAGGGAAAAAGCCCGACGATATGTGATTATCGTCGGACTTTTCTATACTTATCAGCCTAAGAATGCCATTTCGTCCGCTAACCCGTCCTCGCCTTCTTCCCTAAGCAGGTTGGCTACACCATACCGTTGGTTCCAACATCGAACGATGGTATCAGCCTTAACGTTCGGAGCACCCCAGACAGTCGGTAGGATGGAGCACTCGTCGGGCTTGTGACTGATACCGAAACGAAGACCCTCTCCGTTATGCGAATAAACCAGTTTGACGTTCTGACCACAGAACGGGCATGGAGCCAAATGGAATGTCTCACTCACGGTTTTGGTTCACTTTCTTGCGATTCTCACGCCAGACCGCCACGGTATCGGTTATGAACGCTATCGCCATGACCAGCAGAATCATTGCCAACGAAACCAGTATAACAGCTAAACTAATCGCGACCACCCAGTTCAACACAGTTTTCATATTGCGCTCAACCCGTAGCCGATGTTGGAGTGCAACTCGCCGTTCAGGCTGGGGTGTCCACCGGCCTGTAGTTGACGTCCTCCCGGCGTTGAAACACCGGGATTCCAACATGTTCTCGTGGTGAACCACGAGAACGTGGTCTTGCTGTAAGCTTTGTTATATAAGGACTTCTTCGGCTGAGTGACCGCACCCTTGCCCTTGCTCCCATAGGCGGGCGTCACCGCCTTTTTGACCGCGCGTGCGGCACGGCTTTTGGTTTTCATGGAAATGGAACGACGTATCGACGGTTTTCTTGCTCCGAACTTCAAGGCATCCTCCTAGATTGTTTTGTTTGCCTGAAGTCTCTTGGCCCGCACCTCCTCGGGAGTGCCGAAGCGCTTGTGATAGCACTCCCGAGAGCAGATGTCGTATCCTCTCATGCCGGAATAGTATGGGTATTCCCTGCCGCACTCCAAGCATGTTATGGTGGCCTCGGCCATCATGGCTTTGGCGAACGCGACACCTTCCGGCGTCCCGGTGGCGATGTATTTCCCGCCGCGTTCCACGTAGGTAACGCAACCGTAGTGGCGCAGTCTTTCCATGCTGGCCTTGGCCGTGGGGTCGGACATGTAGTTCCATCCGTATCCCCTGCGCGAGATTTCCTCAAGGATGTCGAACATGTCGTAGCGCAGATATTTCTTTTCGAGCCTGTACTGTCCGACGTGCGTTTCGATGAACTCGTGTATGCCGTCCATGTCCGGGATGAACCAGTCTCCGATGTTGGAGTAGTGTTCGATTCTCCCATATCCCTTGCGGGACAAGGCTGTAAGGATTTCCTTGGTCTGGTCCAATACGATTCGGCTGTTGTCTCCCGGCTGGCCGTGGAACGAGTCGATGAACTCCAAAAGACTGTATTCGTCTGCTGTCGGGGTTCTCATGTTATCTCCTTTTTCGACAGTGGTATCTTCATGTGAACAAAGCCAGTATAGCATAGTGTTTATGGTTTGGGCAAACCGCAAATGTAGCCAAAACCACAATTAAGCGACACTTAAGACGATAAGTGTCGCTTAACAAAAAAGAAGCCCCGGCAATCCCCCGAAAAGAAAACTGCCGGGGCTTCCACTCAAATACAATCAGTCGTTTTTGCGACGGATTGAACGCTCCACTCCGACGAAGCCGACGCCCATCATCAGCGCGACGATGGACACTGCGGCGACATCAGCCACGTCAACACCAGTGGTGGCGAGATTGTCATCGGCGACGGTGACGGTCTTCTTGGCGGCGTCCACCTTGTAGGTAGTGGTCTTGTTCGCCTTCTTATCAGCCGCTTCGACCGTGGACTCATTCTTCTTGGAAGAATCGTCAATGACCGTGCCGGTGGAACCGCCGTTATTGGACGGATTGGTCTTGCCCGGGGTGTCCTCCGGGGTGGACGGCGTATCAGGCGTATCGGGCGTGTCAGGCACGCCAAACCCCGGGTCGGGATTCTCGCCATTGCTAGGCTTGGACACGATACCTTCGAGGGCGTTCTTCGCATCCGTGAGAGCGGCTTCGGTCCGCTTCTTATCAGCCTTGGCCTGTTCGAGCTTTGCGGTCGCGTCAGCCAGCGTCTTATCGGCCTTCGCCTTGGCGGTCTTGGCCTTATTGAAGTTGGCCTGAGCGGTCTTCTGCTCGTCCTGCGCCGTGGACAATGCCTTTCCCGCCTCCGCGAGCTTCCTCTGCGCTTCCGCCAGCTTCGCGTTCGCGTCGGTATAGCCGTCGAGCTTGGACTGCGCCCGCTCGACCTGCCTCTTGGCCGCGTCAACTGCGCCCTGAGCCTTGTCCACGTCCGACTGGGCGGTCTTCACCTGCCGGTTCGCCTTGTCAAGTTCGCCCTGCGCGGTCTTGGTCGCGGACTGCTTCTGCTCATACACGGACTGTTTGGCATCAGCCTCATCCTTTGCCTGAGCGTAAACCTTGTCAGCGGTTTTGCCCGCGCCGACTGCGGTATTGTACGCGTCGAGAGCCTTCCGGTAGGCTTCGTCCTTGGCCTTGGCGGTCTTCGCGGCTTCGTCGGCGGTCTGCTGTGCGCTCCGGGCACGCTCCTGAAGGTCCGCAAGCTCCTTCTGCGCCTGCTGTGCGGCCTTCTTCGCCTCGTTCGCCTTGTCGAGAGCCTGCTGGTACGCGTCGGAAGCCGAATCCAAAGCGTTCTTGTAGGAGAGAATCTGCTGACGGTAGTCGTTCACGGAAACGCCACTGGTGTACAGGTATTTCTGGCTGAAGTTCTGGGCGGCTGTCAGAGAACCCGTGATGGCAAAACCGGTGGTGTCGCAGTCCGGGTCGATGATATTCAGATAATGTCCGGTCTGCTCGTAGATGTCCGGATATTTCATGTAGATTTCCACGGCGGTCATGTTGCGCAGTTCCGGATTCTTCTCCGCATACTGGTCGAACACGGCCTTCTCTTCCGTATACCATCCGTCATACGGATTGTCGTACCCCCAAGCGAGATTCTGGGAGGTTCCGGTGAACACGTGCCCCGTGTTCTGAGAGTACGTGTTGTAGTCGGCGGCAAGCTGGGCGGTGGCGGAGTCCATATCGTTGACGGTCCACTCCGGCAGTCCGAGACTGCGACGAATCTCATTGCCCTTGTCAATCATGTCGAGGGCGTCGAGCATGTTCTGCAAGCTGGTCGCGGAATTCTCGTCACCAATCTTCACCCAATCCTCGTTCCGGTATTTGACGAGCTGGTCGAGAGCTGACTGGGTGTCCTCGTTCGCATAATCGGATGTGAGCTTCCACTGGTAGAAGCCGATGGAGCCGGAGGCGAGCTGCTTGTCCGCATTGTCGGCGGCGGTCTTCTTCGAATCCGCGTCGGCCTGCGCGGCATTGGCGGCAGTGGTCTTAGCGTCCACGTCCTTCTGCTTCGCGTCGATGCCGCTCTTTGCGTCCGAAGCGTTCTTGTCGGCGGTGGTCTTCGCGGTGTCGGCGTCATTCTTAGCGGCCAACGCGGCTTCCAGTTCGGCTCGAAGCTGGTCGATGGTTTTCTGGGATTCGTCGGCGTTCGCCTTCGCGTCTGAGGCGGTCTTGTCGGCCTTGTCCTTGTCAGCCTTGGCTGAAGCCTCGTCGTTCTTAGCGGCGGTCAGACTGTCGGCTTTCTTCTGGGCGTCCTGCTGTGCCTGCTTGACCTGCTGGTTGGCGGATTCCAACTGCTTGGCGGTCTGGTCGAGCTGCTGTTTCGCGTCGGAAAGCGCCTGCTGGGCTTTCTTCTGGTTTTCCGGATTGGTGGCTTCACTGGCGTTCTGCTGGGCCTGACTCAGATTCTCCTGCGCCTGATTCACCTTGTTTTGAGCGTTCTGAACCTGCTGGTTAGCGGAGTCCAACGTGGTCTGGGCGTTGTTCACTTGAGTCTGGGTCTGGTTGACTGTGGTCTGAGCGTTGTCAACGTTGGTCTGGGCCTGATTCAGATTGGCCTGAGCTTGGTTGTCTTTGGTTTGGGCTTCATCCACCTTGGCCTTTGCGTCGGCCTTGGGGTCTGCCTGAACCGTGGTATCAACGTTTGGCGTTGCGGCAATCTGAGTGGCTTGGGCTACAGTGTCTTGGGTCTGCTTGACTGCGGCCTGAGCCTGTTCGATTGTGCCATTCACATCTGGCTGAATGTTGTTGACGTCATCCGCGAACGCGGTGGCTGGTGCGGCGAGGGTTGCCGCGGCCACTGTGGTGGCGATGAGCGTCTTCTTGACGTTTACCAAGTTTTTCTCCTTTGTCTGATTTCTTTTTCCACGTGTGGTGTGGCTTATATTATACCCCCTTGTTGGAGAGGGTTTCCACCTCGCATAGGAAAACCCAAACGAGAGGAAAAGCGCCTTGGATGGGATTCGAACCCACAACCATCCACTTAGAGGGAGGACGCCCTATCCGATTGGGCCACCAAGGCAATTCCCTAATGATTTAGGGAGGAGTGAAAAATCAGAACATGTCACGTTCTAAAGAAGCGAGCGTCCTGCTGGTCTGGTTCAAATCCCAGAATTCACGTTCGAACTTTTCAGCCAGTTCCATGACCTGTTCGACCTTTTTGACAAGAAGCTCGGCGGAAGTCCTCACTCCCTTGAAAGTGGTGATAATCTCACCATCCCTGTACATGGGAATTCGTGCCGTTTCGGCGGGAATACCGGCGGCGCTTCCATTGTCAGCCGCGTATTGCAAAGAAAGGTCGTAAGTGAGGGCGAAGGTCGCGTTCTTAACGTAGCCCTCTTCCTCCACTGCGTTGATGGTCATCTTCCAAGAGCGGGGGAAGGGACGTTCGGGATTGCAAACGTGGACTTTGGTCCATACGTTCCCGCCTTTTTTGGTGTTCTTGGTGAAGTCGGGCAGATATTCGGTCATGTTCTGTTCGAATTCCTCGATGGTGGTCTGCTTGTTCATTTTGGCTCCTTTTTTCGTCATGTCTTTATGTGAACAATCTCAGTATAACACATGCTGTGGAGTGGGTCAATCCAACGAAGCCAACTCCATCTCAATCCCAGCCAACTCCTCCAACAAACGCTTACGACGAGCCACCAGCAGACTCTTCCTACGAGCACCCGCGAACACAGGATGCCTTTTCTTGGTCTGTTTGCATGAACGATTCAAGTATGCCTCTTATGTGTTGCGCCGTAAAACCTCCGACTTTAGTCGGGGGAGAAAGTCAATAAGACAATAATGAAAGTAGTGTGTCGCATGGTTTGAATATTGAGATATACTGGATACGTCCACAAATAAAAAACCAAGCGCTGTTCAAAAACGGAAACAACACGCCGAGGTTGCTAGAAGAACACTATGTGCTATAGTGGGAACCACGGCAAGTTTCAATCAAGTCCGGTGACAGACCGGAATTGACCGTAGGGCGGCGATAGGACGCAAGTCCCAATCGCCGCTTTTTTCATGCAGTGCGGAAAGAGAACAACAGACCTTGACCGCAAAAACCAATATCCGCTACCGCGTGGGAGCCGACGTAGGACTCAACAGCCTAGGATTCTCCGCAATCCAACTCGACGCCAACGGCAACCCGACAGCACTGCTCAAAACCCTCAGCTACATTCACGATGGCGGAGTAGACCCGACCCAAAACAAGTCCGGCACCACCCGCAAGGCCATGGCCGGAATCGCACGGCGAACCCGCAACATGCGCAAACGCCGCCGCCACCGTCTCAACCAGCTCGACCGTCAGCTCTACCAACTGGGCTATCCGGTGGACGGAGTGCCGGACTGCGAGCAAGACCTTTATGAAGACTGGAACACCCGTTCCGCTTTGGCTACCACCTACATATCCGACAAAGACAGGCGTGACCGGATGATTGTCATGGCAGTCAGACATATCGCACGCCATCGCGGTTGGCGCAACTCCTACAGTCGGGTCGAAACCCTGTTCGAGGACGTGGAGCCGTCCGACCAGTACAAGGATTTGAAACAGCGAGTGGAGACCCGTCTTGGAATGAAACTGGACGATGATATGACCCCGGCGCAGCTCGTCGCATTGACACTTTCCGAACGTAACGGCAAACTGGTTCGGCTCCGCACCAGCACCAAATACGGTGAGGGCATTCTGCCGAACCGTCTCATGCAGTCCGACAATGCGCGTGAACTCCGACGCATCTTCACCGTCCAGCAAGTACCCGAAGAGGTTTGGAAACCCATCCTGCGTACCGTGTTCCATTGCGCATCCCCCAAGGGTTCCGCCGAAAAACGCGTGGGAACAGACCCGCTCGACCAAACCCAGAAGAGAGCGTTGAAGGCCAGTCTCGCCTTCCAGAAGTATCGTATCCTCAATATCATCACCAACCTACGTATCCGACGCAAAGGCGAAGCATCCCGACCGTTGACCGTCAGTGAGAAACAGGATGTGTACGAACTGCTCACCACTGCCAAGGAAGACTTGGAATGGTTGGACGTGTGCGCCATTCTCGGCATCGAACGAAACGAACTCAAAGGCGTCGGCACCCTCACCCATGACGGGGAGGAGCGCATCGGCAACAAGCCGCCAGTATTGGACACCGTAATCCGAATCCACGGCATCAAAAACACCAAACTCCGCAAGATGATGGACATATGGTGGAACGCCGCCACCGAGGACGAACAGTCCGCGATGGTTCGACTACTGTCCAACACGGTTGACTTGGACAAGGTGCGCGACCTCATCGAATACGCCTCCCCCATCGAATTCATCGACGGGTTGGACGAAGACCTGCTCACCCCATTGGACTCCATCAGCCTTCCAGTCGGACGTGCCGCCTACTCCGAAAAGACACTCGACCGACTGTCCAAGCGCATGTTGGAAACGGAAGACGATTTGCATTATGCGATTCGCCACGAATTCGACGTGCCAGCCGACTGGAAGCCTCCGGTTCCACCCGTTCAGGAGCCGACCGGCAACCCAGCCGTAGACCGCGTGCTCAAAGCGTTCAACCGTTTCCTCAGCCAATGCGAACAACAGTGGGGCACGCCCGAAAGCGTCAACATCGAAACCACAAAGGAATCGTTCTCAAGTATCGCGTTCGGACGTACGCTTGACTTCGAGCGTCGCAAACGCCGCGACAAAGACAATCAAGTCCGCGCCGCAATCCGCGAAGACATGAGGAAGCAACTGTCAAACGGTGGAAGCCTCAAAGTCCACGACTATGATGTGCGCCGTTGGGAAATCGTGCAATCGCAGAACAACACATGCCTGTACTGCGGGGCGACCAGTCCACGGTTCAGTTTCGACAAGTCGGAACTCGACCACATCGTACCCCGACGCGGTGTCGGCTCGGACAGCAAACGCACCAACATGGCGGCTGTATGCCCCGAGTGCAATGCCAACAAGTCGAACATTCCGTTCGCCGTTTGGGTAGGTTCGGAGTATGCGAAACAGCATGGCATCACCATGGAGGCCGTCACCGCCCGAGTGAACCAGTTGATGTTCCCCCAGTCCATGACCCGCAAACAGGTTGGTCAGGTGAAGAAAACCATCATCAGCCGACTCAAGCAGACCGAACGAGACGAGCCACTGGACAACCGTTCCATCGAATCGGTTGGCTGGATGGCCGACGAACTCCACCGCCGACTCGACGGACGTTACGCCAGTAAAGACGTGGACGTAAACACATTCCCCGGCTCCATCACCTATGAGGCACGACGCGCGTCCGGTATCGACGGACGAATCCACTTCATCGGCGCACAATACAAGACCCGACTCGACCGCCGTCACCATGCGGTAGACGCCTCGGTCATCGCCATGATGAACCAGAACACCGCACTCCGATTGGCCGAACGCCACTATCTACGCGAATCCCAACGCCTGTGCGGAACCCCGTTCGGACAAACGGACTGGAAACAGTATCCAAACGAGAACACCCCCGGCTACGTCCGATACCGGCAATGGATTGAACAGATGAAAAGTCTGCTCCACCTGTTGAACAAGGCCTTGGACGAGGATACCATTCCGGTCGTTCGGAGCCGCCGCCTCCGCTTGGGCAACAGTACCGCGCATGATGCGACGGTGAAACCGTTGCAATACGCGCGACTGGGAGACGCGCTCTCCCCCACGCTCATTGACCATGCCATCACACCGCAGGTATGGAAGGCGTTGACCCGACTGCCGGACTACAATCCTCAGACCGGTCTGCCCGCCAATCCGAACCGTGTCATCACGGCCTTGGGTGAGGTATGCCATGCGAAGGACGAAATCGGCTTCCTACCCGGCAACAACGCGCAACTGTATGTCAACGGTGGTGCCGCCGACATTGGCGGAACCATCCATCATGCCCGTATCTACCGTTGCGAACAGGTGTTGAAGAACGGAAAACGCAAGACGTTCTACGGCATGGTGCGCGTGTTCCAATGCGATTTGATGAAACGCAAGAAGAACACCGACCTGTTCCGCACCCCGTTGTATCCCGCCGACGTATCACTCCGTTATGCGGACGGCAAAGTCAGGGAGGCTATCGCACTTGGTAATGCGACTTGCGTGGCACGACTCACCCTTAATGATGAAATCAAGTTGACTTCGGAACTCATGGAGGATATGTGCCCTGAGTACGCTCACATGTTCCATACGGATTCCGGTGTTGAACGACGATTCATCGTGGCCGGTTTCCCCTCCCCTACCCAGTTCAGACTAGTTCCCTCAGTCATATCAAGCGAGGGAATACCAAAGCTCGCAGAACATGGATTTAACATTCCAACTTCGGTGCAGTCAATGCTGGTGCTTCACAAGTTCCGTCCTGCGGTAGGTAAAACGGGACAAGTCCTAGAGGACTAATTACCGATAAGCCTGCTGACAACATAAGGTTGTCAGCAGGCTCTTTTTGTATTAGGAAGGTTGATATGACAAAAGGATGGCGAGTTATCGACTGTACTGCCATGACCGGCAAACTCACATACAAGCGCGGTCAAGTCGTAGTGGAACATCACGATTTGGAAACACGTATACCCCTAGCAGACACAGCCGTCCTGCTTCTGGGAGTCCAGACAACGGTATCAACCGCACTACTACAACAGTTGGCCGTTTTCGATGTGGAAGTACTCATCTGCCAGTGGAACGAAATCACAATATCCGCATTGCAACCATGGAACAAACCAAACACCCGTTCCGCCGCACGACAAACCGCCCAACAGGACATGAGCATTCCCGCGAGAAAAGCAGCATGGAAGCGGATAATACAGGCGAAGATTACAGGGCAATCGCACGTACTCGACAAACTCGACTTGGACGGAGGGGAACTCTTAAGAAGTCTCGCCGTCCAAGTCCACTCCGGCGACCCGAACAACATTGAAGGACAGGCGGCACGCGAATACTGGCATCGCATGTTTTCCGAAGAACAATTCCGCCGATTCCCCGGATATGGCGAGGGGCGCAACGCTCAACTCGATTATGCGTACACGATACTGCGTGGATTCCTGATTAAGTCCATCTGCGCGGCGGGACTCTCCCCCACCATCGGCATACACCATCATTCAGCCAGTAATTATTTTTGTCTGGCAGACGATTTGATAGAGCCATTCCGTCCGGCCATCGACTATGGGATAAGCCAACTGCCGGACGAACCGTTGACCCCGGAAATGAAACAGCAGATAGTGCTCGTCGTCAACAGCCAATTCAACCCGAAAGGACTGACCATCCCCTCGCTTGTGGACGAGTTCTGCGGGCAATACGCGCAATACTGCGAAGGCTGGTTGGACAAACTTCCCGTTCCAGTCTTCGGGAAAGGTGAGAAAAATGGAAAGAGATAAGGATAACGGCATGTGGACGCTGGTTATGTACGACCTACCCATTGCAACGAGAGAGGACGCTGGAGCCGCGAACAGATTCAACCACTTGTTGGCTGATTTAGGGTTCGTCCGTGTACAGTACTCGGTCTACGCGAGATACACTCCCACCCAATCAGGTGGCAGGTCTGCCCTTAACTACATCAGGGCTGGCCTACCGCCTCACGGGAACGTGAGAGTGCTTTGCGTAACGGACATTCAATGGGCTAATTCTTTAAAATTCATCGACAAAAAACAGCAGAAGACGGACGAACAGCCGGGTCTGTTGACTCTTTTCGACAACGACGAATAGCAAAAAACGTTGATATGAAGCAGTTTTCAGCTTCCTACAGTAGAAGGAAGTAATAATACGGCAGTCTTCCAATCCTACGCCGACTTTGCCCCCATTGCAGTCAAGTAGAAGGAAGTAATAATACGGCAGTCTTCCAATCAAGGCTTCAAAACGACTTTCGTTACCGAAGTAGAAGGAAGTAATAATACGGCAGTCTTCCAATCGTCGCTCGCATGGATACTAACTGGCCTAAGTAGAAGGAAGTAATAATACGGCAGTCTTCCAATCCTGCACGACAATTCCGTCGTCGCATCTTTAGTAGAAGGAAGTAATAATACGGCAGTCTTCCAATCCGGCAACCTCTGTAGCTGTAGTAAAAAAAGTAGAAGGAAGTAATAATACGGCAGTCTTCCAATCCGTACGCTCAGGCGGCTGAAACGCCGTCAGTAGAAGGAAGTAATAATACGGCAGTCTTCCAATCACACATCGCCGACGACCTTGCAACTGCTAGTAGAAGGAAGTAATAATACGGCAGTCTTCCAATCAACTGGCACAACCAGCCAGAATCGTTGGAGTAGAAGGAAGTAATAATACGGCAGTCTTCCAATCAACTACGCCACAGACGGCAGTGAACTAGAGTAGAAGGAAGTAATAATACGGCAGTCTTCCAATCGCACTCCTTTTATGCCACGGTCGGGGTGAGTAGAAGGAAGTAATAATACGGCAGTCTTCCAATCGGTCGAACTGGGCATGTACGGCGAGGTGAGTAGAAGGAAGTAATAATACGGCAGTCTTCCAATCAAAGTGGCACAACCAGCCAGAATCGTTGGAGTAGAAGGAAGTAATAATACGGCAGTCTTCCAATCCTTACTCCAAGGTGCTTGGCCATTTCGGAGTAGAAGGAAGTAATAATACGGCAGTCTTCCAATCAAATAGAAGAGGAGATGCAGCAATGAAAAGTAGAAGGAAGTAATAATACGGCAGTCTTCCAATCAGGTCACTGTCTTTCCATCCCAGTCGGCAGTAGAAGGAAGTAATAATACGGCAGTCTTCCAATCCCTACGTTCACCATCCGAAATGGGTAGAAGTAGAAGGAAGTAATAATACGGCAGTCTTCCAATCTCGGGAGCTAGTGCCCTACACCCGTTCCAGTAGAAGGAAGTAATAATACGGCAGTCTTCCAATCCCTGCCTACTCTGGGAGAAGGGTGGAGAAGTAGAAGGAAGTAATAATACGGCAGTCTTCCAATCAGATGCGGTTCAGGGCGTTGTCGGCTTCAGTAGAAGGAAGTAATAATACGGCAGTCTTCCAATCACGTTGCGCGGAGGGTATGGAAGTGCAGGAGTAGAAGGAAGTAATAATACGGCAGTCTTCCAATCACGAATCCTAATTGGACGGCGCAGGCTAAGTAGAAGGAAGTAATAATACGGCAGTCTTCCAATCTCGTAGATACGGCTACCGCGTATGCGAAAGTAGAAGGAAGTAATAATACGGCAGTCTTCCAATCTCCTGCTTGAATCCGTCAGCACTGTAGGAGTAGAAGGAAGTAATAATACGGCAGTCTTCCAATCTAACGTTTCGCCATTTTCTGGTTTTCAGAGTAGAAGGAAGTAATAATACGGCAGTCTTCCAATCGATACCCGACGTTTGCGCGTACGAGAGCAGTAGAAGGAAGTAATAATACGGCAGTCTTCCAATCTTAACTCTACGTGCGGACGCTGGTCGGGAGTAGAAGGAAGTAATAATACGGCAGTCTTCCAATCCAGTATTCCAGAAGGAACGTGGCGAGAAAGTAGAAGGAAGTAATAATACGGCAGTCTTCCAATCTGCTCCGCCGACTGTCCGACCGTCCACGGGTAAGAGGAAGTATAAATACGGCAGTCTTCCAATCTATAGCCGGTTTCCCTTTTACCGTCTTCGGTAAGAGGAAGTATAAATACGGCAGTCTTCCAATCCCAATAAAGGATAAGCCGGTGTTTCGCCACTCCCACCGGCGAGGAGCTGTTCACACAAAGATGCGAGGTAAGGAGAGGGCCATGAGAAGTTGCCCATAAACCCCGCTTTTTGTTTGGCGTTTGACATGGCTTGGTTTTTTCCCATCAGTGAGCTTATGTCGTGAACACTGGCAGGTATGCGTGAGTACAGGGTGCAAGGCATACTGGCTTGCTGACAATCCATCATGGATTTCCGGATTGTCGTCCATCGCGCATGTGAGAGTCATGCCATGGATTGTCCCACTGGCTTCGGGGTATGAGAAGTGTGGGACTTTGTGCGGAAGGCGAGATTCGAACTCGCAATATTTGCTTGCAAGATAAAGCAGAAAGAAGAATCAATACGGCAAATATTTCCATCGTGATAATCTTTTCACTACTTCCGCGGGGGCGGGATAGTTTTGGCTTTCAGGTAGGTAAGCACCACGTACACAATATAAGGTTTTACGACCACTCCATTTTTGGAATGGAAGACCGTCCAGCCAAAACTTATCCCTAGCGGAGCCGGAGGGATTCGAACCCTCGAACCGTGTAAACGGTCAGCACCTTAGCAGGGTGCCCCTATCGGCCACTCAGGCACGACTCCAAAGTTTCGACCCGCTCAAGAAAGCCGGTCGAAACCAAGCTCCCCATGATGGACTCGAACCACCTCTAAAGGTTCCAAAGACCCGTGTGCTGCCATTACACTAATGGGGAATGCGCAGACCAGTATGGTCTGCTTTGACTTACTTGGATTCGGAAATCAGCTTGTCGATATTAGCGCCCAACTGCCTTAACTGGGCGAGAGAGTTGGCGACGTTGCGTTGCGCCGTTTCCTCCATCTGCTGAGCGTCTGCCATCAGTTTCCTGCTGTTGGAATCCAATTCGGCGGCATGCTGTTCGGCCTGTTTGGTTCGGAGGTCGATTTCCTGTGACGCCTTGTCCAACCGGTTGACTGCTTCCGCTTCCGCCTTGCTGATAATCTGTTCGGCTTGCTTTTTGGCTGTGTCCAACTGGGTGGCAACCTTACTGTCGGTTTCCTTTTTCAGTTTGGCGCATTCCTGTTCAAGCTTCTGCTTCTTATCCTGTGCGGCGGCCATCATCTGTCTGGTGGTTTCCGTCGCGGAGTCGATTCGCTTCTGGGATTCATCCTTGGCCTGTTGGAGAATCTGTTCGGCTTGCGTGCGGGCATGTTCCAGCTCCTCACGTTTCTTCGACTCGTAAGTGTTTTTCAACGTTTGGAATTCTTTGCCAAGACTGGTGCCTAATTCCTGCATCGGGTTTTCCGACGCTTGACGGGCTTCCTGCAAATCGGATTCCAGCCGGTCAATCTGCTGGCGGAGAGAGTCAGCTTCCTGCTCCCGTTTGCCGAGTTCGGATTGGCGACTGTCCAAGACCATGCTTTTTTCCGTCAACTGGCGTTGTAGATTCCAAATCTGTGTTTCCAACCCGTTCACGTACTGTTCGACGGCATCTTTACGATAACCGTTGAATCCAGTGGGTAGGTTGAGTGGTTGAATCTGCGGTTGGGCCATTCCGTCCACGGTGAGAGCGTGGGATGAAATGACTCGTGTTTCGTCGGGCATGGTCATGGTGGATTCCTTCTTTTTTTTGGTTGAAAAACACGAGAGCGGGCGACGGGAGTCGAACCCGCGTCAACAGTTTGGAAGACTGTGGCACTAGCCGTTATGCTACGTCCGCGAAAAACGAATGGGGATGGGTGTAAACATAGAAAGAACAACAACAGCTTCATCTGTCCCCATTCGTTCCCGTCACTGGGTGACGTGATGGAGGCCACGCCTGATAGCGGAAGTCTCCAAGTGCCCATGGTTGGAATTGAACCAACGACACCCGGTTTAGGAAACCGGTGCTCTGTTCCACTGAGCTACAAGGGCGATTGGTGCCGCCGGGACGGGGAAGCCCCGTCCTGCGCACACCCGCGTCCGGCGCTGTAGTTTACGTCCAAGTCCGAAATATGAATGACGCGGCATGGCGGATTGGATTTTACCGCCAACGGCAAGGTCGTGGGCTGTTTAGTACCCCGTTTCACCGTACCTCCCCTTCGGTTATCAGCCGCCTGATGAGGGCAGGGAGTCTCTTATCCTCCACGAGACCATGCAGGATTATTCGAGCAATGCCATCGGTTTCTTAGACAGCTACCTCTAAGAAACCTAGTGCCCCCCGTGGGATTCGAACCCACAACCCAAGGTTTAAAAGACCCTTGCTCTAACCGTTGAGCTAGAGGGGCGAACATGGGATGGAACAACAGAAGGCAAAACCATCCCATGCCTAGTGAATGTTAAAGGAGAACCATATGGTTCGTGCTCCGGGAGGGATTCGAACCCTCACGTCCGTTAGGACAGTCGCTTTTGAGGCGACCGCGTATACCATTCCGCCACCAGAGCAGTAGCACGATTAAGGTACGTGCTTTTATTTGTTCAATGACCGTCGGCTTTCATACCAACCCTCCCCGCTTGCAAGCCGACAAAAGCCGGGGATTGGAGGAAACTGATTTTTTGTTTGCAAAGTTTATCCTTTAAGTTTGTAGAGTCTGTCTTGCAGGGTCGCTCGGCACACACATCAGTTTCCTCAATAAACTGTGACAACCATTTCGAAAAAGAACGCCTGTCACATCGTGGAGCCGGAGGGAATCGAACCCTCGTCTTTAAAAGCGTTGACAATGGTTTCTACATGCTTAGCCATCTTATAGAGATAAAAGTTCCGGTTGAAGAGGCTCTTTTCGGAACAGTTTTGCAACTTGATTTTCAGTTCGGCGAACAGTTGCCGTTCGACGAACTTTTGCTGTTATTTTTTTATTGGAACCACTTTTACAGTAGTTAGTGAATCCATTCTTCCATCAAATCGTTTCAGGCGACGAGCTGGAAGTTGCGCGAAGAATTAGTCTTGGCGTTTGTTTGTTGGCAAGGATTGATAACGGTTGCCCTTGCCAGCCTCCGGCATGCTTGCAGTGTCTAGTTTTCAAATCGAAACCTGTCGGCCCCAAAATGCCGTCTTCCTTCCGGTTTTCCGTCCGAGCTTCCCATAGGTGTGGTTCAGAACCAATAGAATGGTTGGCTGGGATTTCCAGCCGGAAGGTTGACAGCGGTTTTGCCTGTCATGGTTTTCCTCAAGCGTTTTCATGCTTTTCCTCGTGTGTTTGAGTGAACAGGTGAGGATAGGTGTGATAGTTCTTGAAGATTCAACCATGATGGGCAAGTCTTCATATCGAACATGATTTGATGGGCTTTAAGTCCTATCGAATCATGTTTCCTTATCTCTATTCATTTTTCAATCATGCGGCAACATTCAGGGAGTGTTCCCTACTGGGGAGGGTCTTTACCCCGGTTGCCTTGGTGACTGTCCCAGTAGTGAACTGGATATGAGAAGCAGTCTTCTAACAGTCTGTTCGCACGTGATGTTTTTATTGAACCTCGTTTGTGTGAACACTGCCAGTATAGCAGTTCTAGGAAACATGTCAAATCAAAAATAAAAAACAAGGTTTTCCAAGGCGTGTCGCATATAACCAACCTTCCCCAACAGCATTGAACACTTGGACAGAAACGTCGCCCACAAGCTACACTCCCCTACATGCAGTCCAAGCAGATACGAGAAGACGTCACAGTCGCATATATAGAAGACCAGCTCAAATCGGAAGACCCCATGCTCATCCAGTCGGCCACGGGAAACCTAGCCAGACTGTACGGGATGACGACATTATCCCAATTGACGGGATTAGCCAGACCATCCCTCTACCGGAGTCTATGCGAGCAAGGGAACCCGTCCTTCCAAACCATGTGCCGCGTGTTGGACGCGATGGGATACACGGTGTCAATACGACGCAAGGAGACCTCCGATGAGTGACGTACGAGCGGAACAGGACGTTCTCGAACTTGGCTCCACTGGAATGGAATTGGACGTCAGACGTGTTAACCTGCTGGACGATATAGAAGCCCGAGAGCCGAACAGTATGGAAATCTGGTACGGTCACTCCATTCTCACGGCAACATTGTTTCCACCTGCCCAACCGTCAGACGACGTGGATTTCGTCAGCAAAACGAACGGACGTTTGGAATACATGCTCGAAGCGGGCGTGACCGGTGATGGTGGTGACCGTAAACGCCGGTTCCCGTTCGGCAAGTATCCGAGACTGTTGATGGCTTGGATGGCGAAGCAGATTCGTGCGGCGAAAGGTCATAAGACCAAGAATGTTGACCCTGATACGAAAACCATCACCATTCCAAGCATCTACCAGTTGTGTGAGGAGATGGGATTGCCGCATGGCGGCCGTACCGCGAAAAGCGTGCAGGAACAGTTGGAACTGTTGTTGGCCTGTCGTATCAGCATTCGAGCTTCCGGCACGGGCAAAGGGTTGAACGTGCGGGATACGGCTTATCTGCCTATCGTTCAGGCTGTCCGTATCATCAATGACGAGAAGAACGTCGGCTATTCCGGTGCGACGTTCCGTCTGACCGATGAAGTGTATGAGAGGTTGAGCCGTGAGTCGGCACCGTTTGACACGAGGGTGTCAACCTACCTGTTGAAGGGCCGGTCAGTCATGCCTTACGACATTTACATTTGGCTGACGGGCAGTATGAAGAATCTTCGACATGACCTTCCGGTGAGTTGGGATTGGCTGTATGAGAGGTTCGGAGACCAGATTGCCGTCAAGAAGTCTTTCCGGCGCATGTTCCGTCAATCGTTGGAAAAGGTCAAGAAGGTTTATCCGGGTTTGAATGTGGAGTGTCCGACTTATGAGGATTATATTATCCTGCATCCGAGTCCGACTTCCGTTCCTTCCCGTGCCGTCCGTGACGCGGAGGTTGCGGCGACTGATGGCGTTTTTGATGTGGCGATTCGCTCGTTGACCACGGCTCAACGGAATGGTGTTCGAAAAGCCATGACCAAGTGAGCGGGAAGCGTGGCCTTTCGGACACCATTCCTAGGAAAGGTGATTGAAAAGCCACGTGCGGCGTGGACTATCGAACATCTTGGCCCGTGGCTTTTCGGACACCTTCCATTGGCCGAGTGGTGCTTGCGGGCGTGGACTTTCGAACACCTTGCAATTCGACACGGCTATCATCCCCATACCACATTCCATAGTTATCCACTGTATTTTCCTTGATATTCCAACCTTTCAACAAGGTTATCCACTTTTCCACAAGCGGACAGTCGAATCGGACATGGACCATCGGACACCTTTCATGGCCTTTCAAGCACCATGCGACCCACTCAAGCATGAGGGCGTGGACTATCAAGCACCCTCAGTATGGACTTTCGAACACCTTTATCTGGGGTTTCCGACACCATTCCGTGGACTATCGGACACCTCGACCTGCGGGAACCGGTTATGGGAGTAAGGCTGACCCCACATGCTTATATATTATGCACTCATAGTTTTCTTATAGTCCTGATTTTCAGCGGGAAGAAACCCCTAGTGCGGAATACTGGACTTATGAGACTCTTATATAAGCTTACCGGAATGTATCGTAAAGCTCGTTGGCTCATGTGGTTGGGTGGAGCGTTGACCACCACGCTCATTCCCATGATGGGCTACGGCATGCACGCTTTGAATATCGCGAAGGACAAACAGGAGTTGGCGACAGACAATCCGGAGCTTGCCTCGGAGGAGACCGCAGGGTCCCTGTTTGACTGGATGACCGGCGAGAATGCGGGGAAAATCATTGGAATCATTGCGATTCTTGGTATTGTTTTCGTTCTGCTTCTGATTGTCCTGCAAATCTTCTCGTTTATCGGCGCTCGAACGTCAGTGTCCGGAACCGACCGTGATACGGCCACCAAGGAAGCCAATCGTAGACAAGCGGATTTGGACGAGATGGACGTGGATTCAGAGTCCGAAGACGTGGCTTTTCAAGCACCTTCCCAATCGAAGCCGAGGAGGAACAGGGAGAATCCCGCTCCCTCCACCGACGATGAGGATGACTGGTTCATTGATTAACAAGACAATGGTGCTTGAAAAGCCACGTATTTTGGCGGACTGATATATAGGAAAAGGGTCACCAAGTATCCGTGCGACCCTTTTCCTATGCCTTCTTTTCCTGTGCTTTCCTCAACCGTACAGACAATTCGGCTAGTCCGTCGATAATCTTGTCCTCCTCCACGGTTTTCTTACCACCGGCTTTTCCAGTCCGGAACCGTCGCTCGCATTCGCCCATGCCCTTACGAATATCATCATTGGTGATGCCGTAGGCGATGGCGAACGTTCCCAACGTTTCCACCACGTCGCAGAACTCTTCGACCATCCGGTCGTAGAGTTGATGGTCGGAAGTGCCGTCGGCGACCCAATCAGCGCCTACTGCGGCGAGTTCCGCAGACTCTTCCACCAGTTTCCGCCATCGTTTTGTCGTGAGGGTACACCGTCCTTTAGGGCGGCGGTGAATCACGCTGGCCTGTTCTGGTTTTCTATATATCGTTTCAACGTGTCCAACGGTGCCCCTCCCGATGTTCCGGCGTAGTAGCTTGGAGACCAGAGTCTTTGGGCTTTCCAATAATGTTGAGCGAGTTCGGGATAGTCGCGTCGCATGTATCTGCTGGATACTCCTTTGAGACTGTTCACGAGTCGGCTGAGTTCCACGGTCGGAGGGAATGATACGAGCAAGTGGACGTGGTTCGTTTCGCCGTTGAATTCCTCCAACCGGCAGTCGAATGACGCGCATACGTCGGAGAATATGCGTTCCAATGCTTTCAGATGTTCGTCGGAGAACACTTCATGCCGGTATTTGGTGACGAAGACCAAATGGACATGCATGTCATAAACACAGTGCCGCCCCTTGCGAATATCGGTTGTCTTATCCATGTAGACCAAGTATAATACCAAGTATGAGCACGTACAGGCGATACAACTATCGCGCATACCCCACGCAGGGTCAGCGCGAATCGTTGTCATGCCTGTTCGGCGCGTGCAGGTACGCCTACAATTGGACGCTTGACCAGCGCGAGTCCATGCGCCGCCGACACGGGCGGATGCAGTCGTATTCGCAATTGAGTGGCATGTTCACCCTGTGGAAGCGGGAACCCGGAATGGAATGGCTCACCTCCGTGTCGTCCACGCCGTTGCAACAGGCAATACGACACGCGGACTCGGCGTACCGGAATTTCTTCCGCCTGTACAAGGCGGGTAAGACCCGTGTCGCGACCAATCATCACACCGGGAAAAAGCATCGCACGGGACTGCCCCGCTATAAGAGCCGTAGGGACGGAGAGCAATCGGCCGAGTTCACCAAATCCGCCCGCTTCAGAATCGAACATGCCGACGGATGCAAGTGGTGGTTCCTCTCGTTGCCGAAAATCGGACGCGTCAAACTCCGTTGGACAAGAAACCTCCCGTCCAAACCATCCACCGTCACCATCATGAAACACGCGGACGGAACCTATGAGGCGAGCTTCACCGTACAAGCGGAACCCGAGGCCAACGTCCCGAAGCCAGTCCACGACGCGTGCGGAGTGGATATGGGTCTCGAATACCTCATGAGCATCGTCTACACGGACGGCACACGGGAGAAGATACCCCACCCGCACACGCTAAAACACAAGGCCCGCAGACTACGCAAGATTGACAAGAAACTGGCCCGAACGAAGAAAGGCTCACACAACAATGCGAAGACAAGAATCCTGAAAGCCAAGACCTACGGGCGAATCCGAAACCAACGCAAGGACATGGCGTACAAGCTGGCATCCAAAGTGGCGGGCGAGAACCAAGCCGTCGCATTGGAGACGTTGAACGTCAAAGGACTCGCACGCACCCGTATGGCGAAAAGCCTGTTGGATGCGGATTGGACCCGAATCATCGACCGGATACGGCAATTGGGCATCCAGTATGGAAGAACCATCGTCCAGATAGACCGCTGGTATCCCAGCAGTCAAATCTGCTCACAATGCGGACGCAGGGACGGCAGGAAGCCGTTAAGCGTACGCGAATGGGATTGCCCCCAATGCGGTGCGCGGCTCGACCGAGACTGGAACGCCGCATTGAACATACTCGACGCGGCAGGACTTGCCGAGTCGCTAAACGCCTGTGGAGGCGACGTAAGACGGAGGCTGGCGCAAGCCGACCGCAACGCGGACGCCAGTGAAACAGGAACCCACCGAACTGCACGGCTTCATTAATCCAAACAGCGTAGGAATCCCCCGCCTTCAGGCGGGGGAGGAAGTCAAACAGGAACCCACCGAACTGCACGGCTTCATTAAGCCAAACAGCGTAGGAATCCCCCGCCTTCAGGCGGGGAGGAAGTCAATGACGGTCGGACGGTTGGGTGTATTCCGGTGAGAAGGTTCGGACGGTGCCGAGACTCGCGACTTCGGAATCATCCAGTTCGGAGGATTCTCCGATGAACTTGTATCCGGGATTCTTGGCGCAATAATCGCGCACGTCACGCAACCATTGGATAGCGTTGGGGATACTCCCCCAGCTGATGACCTTCCCATCCTTGCCGAGGAAGTATTTCTGCTCCAACTCGTCAATGGAATGTTTTCCGATTTCCTCCAAAGCCTTGTCCAGCATGTCTTTCACCACGATGGCGGACTTGCCGTGCAGGTCGGTCGTGGGACGTACGTGGAACGCTTGGAAGAATTCGGAATAGTTGTGCGTCGGATTGCAGTACGTGCCAACCATGTCAACATACATCAGTCCACGGTCCTGCCAATCACAGGCGACCATGAACGCCAACTCGTCCGGAACGTCGGAACGGACTATCGCAACATCGTAACTCAAATCGCACCTATCCTCTTGAAAAGAGACCAACAGAACATGAAGCAAAGAATCGTCGCGGCGACGATGAACGCGACCATCAGGGCGACGGCCAAATGGTAGAGGAACCGCCAACAGTAGATTCTTACTCCCAGCCAGCGTCGTATTCCCCGCGAATACGTATTTTTCAATACGGCTTTTTCCAAAATCGTGATGGAACGGTTGAACAATACCGCCATAGCATGTGACATGAGCGCTCCGGCTATACAGCCGATGCTCAAGACCAGTCGGACGAGTATGCCAGCCATTTTATCGTCTAATCCTCTAAGTTGAGTACCGCCAGCTCGCAGTCCAACCTTCGGGCGATGTCCATTTTGGTGCCCAAGAGTCGGAATTGCGGGCCGACGGCGGTTCCGTTTTTGTATTTTTGGGCGACCATGTTCGACTGTATGTGGATGATGTTTTCAGCATGCTTGTACCGCCACACGTTGCCTCCGCCTTCACGGTCGAGAGTCATTCGCATGCCACGGTAGTAGTCCACATTATCGTACAGGTCTCTTGGTGTCAGGGTTTCATTCCGCATCGAGCATTCCAATCCATTTCTCCAATTCGTTTCGGTCGATGGAGAACTGTTTATGTTCGGTGCAGTCGGAAAAGTCGATGGTCAGATACGGTCTTCCCTGATGGATGTCGGAGGACACGCGAATGGTGTCACTAGCCAGTCCACCATGCTCGTGCATGAGCTTGTAATACATTTTGTCCATAACCTGTCGTCTTTTCCTTTCAGTATTCGATTCAGGAGAGTTTTACGAGAATCCCGTAAGTGATGATGAGTGCGAACCAGAGGATTGTCACTACGACCGTCCAACGGTCCAAGTTCTTTTCCGCCACGCCGGAACTCCCGGCTGAACCGGTCAACGATTCAGCGAAATTCGAGAAGCCGCCGCCCTTGCCTTTGTGCATGAGAATCAACGGGACGAGCATGAGGCTCAATACGGCGATGATGGCGAGGATGATGTGTTTCAGCATGATGTGTCCTTCTTTGGTTCGTATTCGTCGGGGATGGTCGTCCACCGGATGATTTCGGCGGGCGTGCACAGGTCGTCCGTCTCATAGGGTTCGGCATCCAATACCGCTTTTGAACAGGCGACGGTCTCGCGCAGCTGTTGGGCGCTTACCCGACTGCACATGGTGAGCCGTGCGAACGCGCCGTCCGTTGTGTGTTCAAGCCAGACCGCGCGCCACAATCCGACGACGTGTCCGCCGTCCGGGCTGTGGTCGCACCACAGGTCGGCGTGTCTCGCGCACCAGCGGGAGCCGTCCACGGTAGGCCTGCCGCACACGCCATCCAAGTCGAGATACCGGCAATGGCCGTCAATGTCCATGTTCTCCTGACGTTGCCGTTCGGGGTCGAACGCGGCCAATTGTTTTCGGGTGTCGTCGGCGCGACGGCGCAACCGTGCGGCACGGTCGGCCATGGTTGACAGGGAGGACGCGGCCGACGTGATGACTTCGATGCCGTCCAACCTAGTGATGGGAAGGTGGGCGAGCCGGTCACGCAGTATCCACGTGCGGCTCAACGCCCGCCGATAACGGTGTTCCCAGAACCTGCGGTCGGCGTCCAGCCGTCTGAACCTACGGTCGATGTAGTCCTCCACTAGTCGGTCTCCTTCCCGTGGAATGTCAGGGTCCTCCATCCGCTTGCGAGACGCCAGTGTTCGCCCGGCAAACGCATAAGCAACGGTTGGAAGATGCCTTCGATGATAAGCTGGTCGAGCGAGCCGCGAATGGAGACCGTCCGGCCATACACGATGGTGCCGTCATTGGTTTCGGCTTCGACCATGCGGCCGTCCAGTTCCTTCAAACCGGCGCTCTCCCAGTCAAAATCGGCGGGCCTGTCCTCCTGCGAGTCCAATGCGGCTTTGGCGAGGCGGCGGAAACTGTCGCGTACCGCGTCCTGCTGCCTGTTCCAGAGGGCTTCGGCCTCCTCCATGTTCGGGTTCGGCTCCGCCCAGTTCGTCTGGATGGCGAAAATGGCTTTCGCGGCCCGTTCGACGCTTTCATCGTCCATTTGTCTTTCCTTTCGGGTTAATCAGCGTTCGCGTGCAGTCCGAAAATCGGCGTCAGGGTCGGCCTCAATCGTTCAGGCAGGTGAAACACATTTTCCTCAAGCGTTGAGCGAAGCCGATTGGGACGGTATTCGGAAGGCGAGAGTAGATGGTCAGTCTTCCGATTTAGTAAGCGAGGATAGGTCGGTATCGTTGAGAATGTTTCTCGGCGGGCCGAAGGACGTGAACGTTTTCCGCCATGCGTCGGCGGTCGTGACCTCCACATGGCCGGGAAATTCGGTTCCCTCCATGACGCCATACGTGCCACGTTTGGTGCGGGTCAGCAGGATGACGGGCTGGACGGTTATGCCTTCCGGCCTCGACAGTAGTTTCTTCACCGCGTCTGTAGCCCATGCCATGTTGCCGGACGCATGGTAGGCCTTGAGTGGTGTGGCGCGTGCCATTGCGGATGCGGGCACGTCCATCTTCGTTTCGTGCGAATCGTAAGCGTATAGTTCGCCCGCCTTGGATTGGCTACCCAGAATACCCGTGGGTGTGAGGTACGAGTCTGGACGGACGGGAGAATAATGCTTCGCGTCCAACAGCCATATCTGCGAGCCGGTCATGATGATGCAGTCAATGTCCGTGTTTCCGGTGCTGTCACCCGGATTGACGCAGGAAAAGTAGACATGCGCGTCCCCCAGTTCGCCTCTACGGTTCATGTCCGCGAGCATGTGGGCCAACACGACCTCACCGGCCACGCCCGCTTGCACATTGTGTTTGTTCATGCCCGCGTCAACGCCACCGGACTTCAATCCGCTTGCCGGACGCCCGTATACGTTGGGCGAGTTCAGGAACGCTTGATACTCCTTGTCGGACACGCCATAATTCACGTCGGTGGACGTGTTGGGGTATACGGCGACACGCATGTTTTTCTCGGACAACGTGGGATACCGGTTCGCCACGGGAGGCGTATGCGTTTTGTTGTCGGTGTGCGGCGGCGTCTTCTTCGTGTCGGTCGCCGTGCATGAGCAGTAGAGAAGGAACAGAACAATGGCCGCCCATATCCAATGTCCGTTCAGGAGCAGGATGAAGGCGATGATACCTAATAACAGATTAAACATGTCATTCCTTTAGCGGTCAATCCATTTGTGAATAGCTAAGATGTGAAAGATGGACCGGTGTCGTGGTGTTTCATATGTCAGCCGAACACCCATAGGGTCGTCTTGCCCAAGCCGAAGTCCATGCCGGTGACGAGCGCCATCAGCGTCATCACGAACACGAACACGGCGGCGCACCAGACCGCCCATTCGACCACGGTCGGCGTGACCACCTTGCGGATTTCCGCGACCGTCTGACGGACGAACCGTCCGATACGCGTGAACGGGTTTGTTTTCTCAGCCAACGTATTCTCCTTCCAACAGGAATCTCGTATCGTCCTCCATGTTTTCGGCGACGCGACGCCGCACATCCAGCACGGACGTGACGTAATCATCCAAACGGCATGACAGTTCCATGTCGCCGTTGCTTTCCGCCAACACGACCATCGCGCCCAGAAACGTGGAGTACGGTGTGGTGGTGATTGGCTCGTAATAGCCGCCGAACAGCCACAACGGCTCATACCGGCGTCCGCCGTCATCGAGGATGATGCGGCAGACAAGCCCGTAATCGCGGCCATCGACCATGACTTGCAGATGCGTTTCCATCGGCGAGATTGGCGTATATGACGGGACTCGTATTCGTTTCAGGAACGGCTTGTACCGTTCATGCAGCTCCCCCAGTTCGACGTCCGCCCAACCGATTGAGAGCAATCCCTTAGCCATAGATTTCCTTCCATTCGATGAGTCCGTCGATGAGTTTCGCAGCGGTACGATTGTCCAAATACTTCTTTTCCAAGTCTTCCCTATAGCGTTCGACCGGAGGGCAGTTTTCGAGGTTTTTCACGTTGCTGATGTCCGACTGGTTGGTGAGTGTAAGAATCAGTTTGACCTGCGCTTCCGTGGCATGGCGTCGCCTTCCCGCGTAAATCATCGGTCCACTCCCAGCAGGTCTTTGGTGTTCTTCCGCAGTTGGGCGGACGCGAGTTCATACACTTGGGAGACAGCGATGATGTAGTCGGTCAGTTGGGACGCGAGTTCGTTATCGTGGTGGCGGCGTGCCATTTCGCATACGGCGTCGATTGCGGAATCGTGGAAGATGTCGGAAATGGGTTCGATGTAGTTGCCGTCGGCCATGAGGGCGCGGTATTCGAAATGCTTCCCGCAGTTGATTTCACGGACTATTCCGTAGTCCCGTCCGTTGACTACGACTTGATAGTCTTTGGTTTTGCCGGAGGATTGCGTGTAGCGGGGGAAGTGGATTCCCGACAGGCTTGCCGAATACTGGTCTTGTATCATTGCCAGTTCTTCGTCCACCCAGCCAAGGGAGCGAAGCTGGATGGGTTTGGCTGTTTTCTTTTCTTCCAACGTTTTCCTCCTAAAGAATGCTTATGTGTGGACTCCCCCAGTATAGCAGAGTTTTCAGGAAGCGAGAACAGTCACAGACCTGAACAGCGAGTCGGACAGCATGTTAGGTCCACCCTTGACGGAAGCAATCACATACTGGGGCAGATTCCTGAAATTAACACTCTCCACGTAAACGCCTTCAGGATTCCCCTCGACGTGATATTCAAGCCGTCCATCGATGACGGTTCCACCCACAGTGACCGCGATGGCCCTCAAATCGCCCAACGCGTTAAGGGGCTTGTGCCGCCAATCCACAGTCTCGTGGGCTTCAGTACGAACACGCTCACCCATCTTCAACTCTCCTAGTCTTCGAACAGGACTGCACGACCGGACTCGTGCAGTCGTTTGGCCGCGTCCCGCATGTCATTGGTCGAATACCATGACATGAACTCCTCCGGACTGGTTCCGGTGATAAGCTCCTGAACCATGTCCAACGCCCATGCGGGGATGGTGTCGTACACGCGGTAGAGGTCCAGTTTCTTCACGTCCTTGTTCACGATGCCGCCGATGTGGACGCCGTGAGGTGCGCCGTCCAACGGGTGATAGTCCGCCAAGACGATGATGGCTTGGGCCACTTCGTCGCGGATTTCCTCCAACAGGTCGTAGCTCATGGGGCATTCTTCGCTGAACAGGGGCAGATAATGCTCCTGTGCGAGCCAGAACGGGAACTCCTCCAAATCGTACTTGTCCATGTCGTGACGACTCAACGGCTTCTCATAGTCGATGATTGCGGTGAGCTTGCCGGTCGGGTCGGCTATTGGACGTTCGTGGATTGAGATGAGTTTTTCGTCGGGATACTGGTGGTCGTATAGCGACTTGGTGTATGCGTATGAGTATTTTTTGGTCAACGGTTGTCCTTCACTCTTGTATGATGTGAATGTTTCCAGTATAGCAGGGGGAACGGTAGAAACGTCAGCAGTTAGTGACCTTGACCTTGTTATGCGCAAGAATAGACTCGAACAGTCGGAGTGGATTGCGGGAGTCCAGCTTGTACTGATGGTGATTCCGCGCGGTTTCCGTTTCGAGAAATCGTCCGCTCTTGGATGGCCCCTCGACAATCATGGGAATCCAGCGCCATTTCTCGCACCCCTTGCTGTTCTCCCAAACAATTTCCCCAGTGTCCAAGACGCGCTTGTATGCGGTCTTGTCGGGGAAGGACGAGTCTATTCGTGCTACCAGATTCAGTCTGCTCAAGGTTGGATTCCTCCTTCTTCCAGTTCCTTATAGTCCTGCGGGTTCAGGAAGAGCCAAGCGCCGCAGTAGGGGCATTTGACTCTGTTTTCGGCATCGACGGTGTTCTTGCAGTACCAGCAGGTGATATACCATTCCTCTACTTGTTGGTTTTGCATTTCCCCTCCTTTTTCTTGGCAAAGAAGTCGATGACTTCGATGAGATAGAGGAACATTTCAAGCAGGACAAAGAACACGAATCCCAGTACGTCAAAAGTCCAGTTTTTCAGTTTTTTGAATATGTTGGACATTGCTCTCCTTGTCTTGATAGGTTGTGTGAACAACCTCAGTATAACCCAAAAAAGCAAGACTGGCAATCACACCAAAAACCGGAAAACAAACAGGCTAATAGTTATTCCGAATCGCATTCAATACAAGCCGGGGGCGTATCTTCGGGCAACATCAGCGGCTTACTTTCTCGCTCTGATTTGGCACTTCCAACGGCATGGAACCCGAATATCCCAACAGCTCCTCGCAATGAGCGGCGACGGCTTGCAACGCGAACCGTTCTCCTGTTAGAAAGCCTTCATCCGACGCGTTGGGAATCTTTTCATCGATTCGGGCTACATGCTTTTCGCACCAGTCGATTACGTCGTTCAAGGTCTTGTCCTTCTGTGTGACGTTCACTGCCATGTGAGTTGCCTTTCTGTTTTAACGGGGCAAAAATCGTTGTTTTTGCGAAAAAGACCCCGTTAAAACGCTTTTCTTTGGTTTAATTGTCTTTCTATCTGATTTGCTGTCGTGGAAGGACTATTTCTAGCCTGTAGTCCCCGTTGACGGTTGCGTGAAGCTTGTACACGCCTTTCGTGTCCGTAAGGCTTCGTACAGGTTTGCCGTCTTCATCCTTGTAAGGGACGCCATTGTTGCGCACCATTGTGACCATCGCATGGGGAATACGATTGCCGTACCGGTCTGTGACAGTGCCTTCCAAGGTGATTTGACGGCCATGGATGGTCGTATCCAAGTAGCTTATTCCGTTCGATAGTTGAGGTGCGAATATCAGACCGATGAGAGTCAGTGCCGCCGCCAATCGTGTTCCGACACCATTCAGCGGTCTTGTCGAACTGGTCTTTCAGCCACATGAGCCGGTCGGTGCGCGGCATGGGCGCGGACAGCAGGCGGGACAGCTCGGCCAATGCCTGTTCCTCACCCATGTCGGCCGTATTGAGGACGGTGTTATCCTCGACTAGCTCGTACTGAGTTCGGATGATGCGGATGGTGTCGCGGTCGGGAAGGTTGACGATAATCTCGTATCGTGCTTGGGGGTCGTACGCGGTGATGCGTCCGAATTGGAGGTCGTTGCCCACATGCCAGTCCGGCAGTGTGTGGGCAACGGTGTTGAAGACGTTACGTGTTTTCATTATGTCAGTTCCATTCCTTCGGGGCGACAACAATCCAGCCGTTTGACAGCGGGTATACTTCGCAGGGTTCGTCCGAGTCCAAATCGTCGTCCAACGGGTTCCAGTCTTCGAGACCGTCGTGGGCGATTTCGTCGTTGAGTGCCCCGCTGTGGATGCGTTCGGTTTCAACGTGGACGTCCTCTGAGGGGAGGAATAGGAACGAGAATGGTTCGAGCATTGGTTCGAAAAGATACGGCAGTCCGTCCTCGGCTCCCCAGTTGGCGACCATGTTCATGTGTCGTCCGTCATCCGTTTCCACGAGGATTATTCCCTATTCCTGTCCAGTGAGGTCGTGCAGGTTGATGGTCATGTTTTTCTCCTTGGTTTTAACTTTTTGTGTGAACAATTCCAGTATAAGCTATGTTAAACCAAAAGTCAACCCAGAAAAACAGGGGCATAGTCCACCCAAGCAGACCATGCCCCAAAACCCAAAAACTCACCGACCAGCCAAGGCGATGGAACGAACCATAGAATCCAGCCTTGTGCTCCCCACCGATTGAGTCACATAGTAGCTGTCGTTGTCGAGGTCAAGCCAGTAGACGACCTCGTTCTTGTCCTTATGGTACTCAGAGAAGATATAGCGTTCATCCGGCTCGCTTTTTGGAGACGATTCCTTATGCTCGTCGTAGATGTGCTTCCAGTGCTCTTTCGTCAGCTTATTATGTCGAATACACAGCAGAGCGGTGTCATCATCGCTCCAGAATTCCAGTTCGACATCAAACGGCTGGATGGTGTCGCTGATATTCATAGGGGTTCTCCTTTTTTGCGTGGCCTGTTCGGCCTTTTTGTGTGAACAATTCCAGTATAAGCTATGTTAAACCAAAAGTCATCAAATCATGAGAGCGAGAACACGCCTATCCCCCGCCTCAGCGTCCTTTAGATAGCAACGATGACGGTCGGGTTCCCCGTCCATCGCATAATCATCCCTGACCTCGAACTCTTCCAAGGAACCTTCGTTGTCACCATAGTAGGCGAACACGATAGGAGTGTCACCGCCAAGGGTTCCACGTGCGTAGCGCAGTGTGGAAATCATCTGGTCGATGGTGGCGGGCGTGGTGAACACTTTCTGTCTCAGGTCTTCCTCAAGCTCGCATTCGCAGTCGGGGCAAACCTTCTTCAAACCATTGGAGGCGTCCGTCATATGTTGCGGGCAGTTGATGGCTCCGCACCGGTCGCAGATGGCTCGGCAGTTCTTGCAGATGTGCCTTCCGCAGGTTTCGCAAAGGGTGAGCTGGGTGAAGGGGTCAACGTTTCCGCAGTTGACGCATTTGATGCCGTCGTTCATTTTTTCTCCTTTGTTGGTGGGTTTTTTCAACCCTTCGTTTGTGTGGACGATTCCAGTATACATCTTTGGGAGAACGACACTCCCACATTCACACCGTTGGCAATGGTTTCCGCAATCTCGGCAAGAGCGTATTGCAGACCGTTTGTACTGACGTGGGCAACGCCAAGTCGTGGCTTAGGGGAATGTATGGTAGCGCCCAGAAAGGCGAAACTGCTTGTTAATCCCTAAAAAACAGGAAGGCCGGAATCTCCAAGGGAAGAAAAACCTTGAGCTTTCCGGCCTTCCTGTTTTTTTCAGTCGTTGTGGTCTTCCGTGGAACCGTATACCGCTTCCTTCATATCCATCGGGTGAGCGTATTCGTAGGTGCTGATTTTCACATAGGCTTCGCCATCCCTGTTGGCGAGAACACGATGGCTGGTGGCCTTGCCCGCGAAGCGGGTCGGGCTTGTCAGGTCGGGGTAGACGGTGCATCCGGCGATGTCGTTGGGGCTTCCATCATAATTCTTGCGGAGTGGGCGGATTTGCACGGTCTTGCCACTGGGGCTGACCTTGACCACTTCGTAGTAGCTGTTGAGAATCATGTCGTAGCCGTAGACGGAGTGGAGCACGTCTCCCACTTTGAGGGTTCCCACCGCCTTGGTGTTGTCCTTGCGGGATTCTTCGCCTTTGATTTTGAAGTCTTCGAGCGTGTAACCGTTATAATCCATGACTTTTTGGCGGAAGTTTTCAAGCCCACGCATGGTCTTCCAAGTACGACGGTAGGTGCCTTGGTAGGTGCGTTCGCCTTGGCTGTTCTTAGTCCAAAGTTCAAGGCTGAGCATTTTGGTTCTCCTTTTTGTTTGCGGTCTTCGTTTGTGCGAACGATTCCAGTATACCACATGCGAGAACAGACAAAAAACGGTGAGTCGGAACTTTTTAACTATGATTCAGCCACAAGGGTTTAGAAATCTTTTCTTCTCGCCCTCAAATAGGACTTAATCGTTTTACGGGGTACTTCTCTGTTAGAAAACAGCACATCGTGACTGTTAAGTCTGACTAACACCAAAGAGACCACATCGTTGTCCACGTATTGAATCCTCCCCACGGCTAAAGCCGGGGGATTCTAAGCGGTCATTTTCCACCTTCCGGTTCTTCCGAAACCGCTTTCCATGCGGCCTTGAGCACACCTTTAGCCAAGACACGCAACCGGCTTTCGTTCCACTCTTTCAACCCGAAATTGCCCGCCGAATCCTTCAAATATTGGATGACGGCCTGAATCTCCATTTCAGTGGGTTTCATGGTGCGGCCACGCAAGTAGGCTTCCTGCAAATCGTCACTGTCGGCTTCGAACGTTTTTTGGACAGTCGGATAATCCTCCCAATATTCGGTTGGATACAGTTTCTCGGCTTCGTTGTCGGCAATACTCACCGCGTACCTCTTCCTGTAAAAGTAGTCGAATTCGACTACTTTTAGTCTACTGTCTTTTTCGTCTGATTAGGTTTCCCACCCAGTTGGCCGATGACATCAACCTGAAGGCAAAACAAAAAAGGAGGGCCGGACTGGCGGTGGAACCAGTCCGGCCCTCCCCTAGCTCACGGTCGGATTACCGTCCATGTCGAGGCGTCACGACATGACGCCTACGACCAGCGGACACGACCGCCAACCCCACACCCAAGAGCGTGAACACAGCCAACGCCACGGTAGGCATGTTCACACCGGTCTTGGCAAGCTGGCGAATCGCCTTCACGATGGCCGGTGTCACCGGTGGAATATAGGAATTGACGAACTCGGGACGGGTTCCAGTAGTCGTGACCATGCTGGGACTTGCATCCGAGCCATCCTCACCCTCGCCGGAACCATCAGCCGTCTTATCGGACTTGACGGTCGGATAGACGAGCATGGTGCTGGAATCCTTCACCGAATCATCCGCCGGGTCGTACTCGACTTTGGCGGTCAGACTGCCTTGCAGATTGTCGCTTACGGTAACGGTCACGTGGTGTTCCGTCTTGTCGTAGGTGACGTTCTTTTCGCCGGTGTTCTTCTCCCGAATCACATACCGGTGTCCGCCGGTATCGTCGGCCCCGTCATTGTCGTCGCCACGATTGTTGTCGTTGTCAAATGGTGCGGTGCCGGTTGCCCGGT